TCCCCCTACGGCGGCTCCCCCTACGGCGGCTCCCCCTACGGCGGCTCCCCCTACGGCGGCTCCCCCTACGGCGGCAAAGGTGGAGGTGAAGTCCGCTACGGGACGGCCGGACCGCGACCCGCGCCCCCGCCCGCGCCCGCTACGAACAGTGGCAAAGGTGGAGGTGAAGTCCGCTACGGGACGGCCGGACCGCGTCCGGCACCTATCGCGAGCAGCAAGTCTTCCTACGGTGGCAAAGGCGGCGCTGGACCGCGCCCCATATCCACACCAACAGGACCTAGCAGTCCGTTCGGGTCCAGTTACCGCTCTACGAAAGGAATGCCACGATGAGGCTTAACCCCGACGCTTCGCCAGAACAACAAGCGGCCGCAACACGCTGGTATAACGAGAAGTTTAATATCACCCCGGCCGGGAGTCGCCCTGCGCAGCAGGCTCCACTATTCACGCAGCTGCAGGCCCCACGTCCTACGTCCCAGCAGGCCCCACGCCCTACGTCCCCGCAGGACCCGTTTCAGGCACAGCAAGAACGCCTGAGTAACGCTCTGCAGAACCCGATGAGTCCACAGAGGCAGGCTCAGTTGCAGTCGCTGCTGCAGGCATCACCTGCGCAGCAGATGGGCGGCATGGGTGGCAAAGGTGGTGCTGGCCCACGCCCTATGCCCCAGCAGATGACCCCGCCGATGGGCGGCATGGGTGGCAAAGGTGGCGCTGGCCCACGCCCCATGCCCCAGCAGATGGGCGGCATGGGCGGCTACGGCGGCATGGGTGGCTACGGCGGCAAAGGTGGTGCTGGCCCACGCCCCATGCCCCAGCAGATGGGCGGCATGGGTGGCTACGGCGGCATGGGTGGCTACGGCGGCAAAGGTGGCGCTGGCCCACGCCCCATGCCCCAGCAGATGGGCAACGAAAGCTATGGGTACATGAACCCAGCCACCCCACCCACGGTGGCGTACTCAAACTACGGCACGCCGTCTCCGCAGATAAGCATGTATACCGGCCCGCAGATGACCGGTCGGGGTGGCAAAGGCGGCGCTGGGCCACGCCCCATGCCCCAGCAGATGGGCGGCATGGGTGGCAAAGGCAGGATGTATTAAGGAGCCATCATGGCCATCGAAAAAGCACAGACCCCGTTCAATATCCCGCAGGACGTCATTGACGGCGAGGATATGGAGCTGGAAGACGATGATCTCGAACTGGAGATCATCAATCCGGACGCGATCTCTATTGAGACTGACGACGGCGGTATGATTCTGGACTTTACCGGAGGCATTACAGACGACCTCGTTGGGCCGGACCACAACGCCAACCTCGCGGACTTCATCGACGAGGATGTACTGGACTCCATGGCCAGTGAGCTGGTGCAGGAGTTCGAAGCGGACCGCCGGTCGCGAAAGGACTGGGCAGCTGCATACATGCAGGGTCTGGACCTGCTGGGCTTCAAGGTCGAAGACCGCAGTCAGCCGTGGCAGGGCGCGTCAGGGGTGTTCCACCCACTGCTCACCGAGGCGGTCGTGCGGTTTCAAGCACAGGCCATGGGCGAGATTTTTCCGGCGTCTGGGCCTGCGAAGTCCAAGATTCTCGGGAGGCTCACGCCTGAAAAGTTCAAGCAGGCCGAGCGCGTGCAGAACGAGTTGAACTACCAGCTGACCGAAGAGATGACTGAGTACCGGGACGAGATGGAGCAGATGTTGTTCCGCCTCCCGCTGGCCGGGTCTGCGTTCAAGAAGGTCTACTACGATCCGATTCGCGAGCGCCCCGTGTCCATGTTCGTACCCGTAGAGGACTTCGTGGTGTCGTACGGAGCGTCGGACCTACAAACCTGCCCGCGCTACACGCACGTCATGAAAAAGGATGCCAACGAGATTCTGCGCCTGCAAGTCAGTGGGTTTTACCGCGACGTAGAGCTGCCCGCCCCCGCCGCGGACCTTTCGGACATCCAAGAGAAGTACAACGACCTCGACGGCGAGTCCGCCACGCTGGATGATGATGACCGTTACACGCTGCTCGAAATGCATGTGGATATGAACATGCCGGAGGAGTTCGACGATCCTGACGGCATCGCGCGGCCATACGTTATCACTATCGACAAATCGTCGCGGACGGTGTTGTCAATTCGTCGTAACTATGACGAGGGCGACCCGAAGAAAAAGAAACTCATGCACTTCGTGCACTACAAGTATCTGCCGGGGCTTGGGTTCTACGGCACGGGGTTGATTCACTTGATCGGCGGGCTGGCCAAGTCAGCGACGTCTATCATGCGTCAGCTGATTGACGCCGGCACTCTGTCCAACCTGCCCGGGGGGCTCAAAGCCCGCGGTATGCGCATTCGTGGCGACGACACGCCGATCATGCCGGGCGAGTTCAGGGATGTGGACATTCCGGGTGGGGCCATCCGCGACTCCATTACGTTCCTTCCGTACAAGGAACCGTCGGGGGTCTTGTACCAACTACTGGGTAATGTGGTCGAAGAAGGCCGCCGGATCGGTTCCGTGGCGGACATTCAGGTCGGGAACATGAACCCGGAAGCTCCGGTCGGCACCACGCTGGCCCTGCTTGAACGGTCTCTGAAGGTCATGTCCGGGGTGCAGGCGCGTCTGCACGCATCCATGAAGAACGAACTTCGGCTGCTGGCGCGGGTGATCCATGACTACATGCCCGACCAGTACGCCTACATGGACGACGAAGACGGGGAATCGTTCAGCCGCACCGAGGACTTTGACGGTCGCGTAGACGTGATCCCGGTGTCTGACCCGAACGCAGCAACAATGGCCCAGCGGGTTGTACAGTATCAGTCTGCACTGCAGCTGGCACAACAGGCTCCGCAGCTCTACGACATGGGCAAGCTGCACCGACAGATGCTGGAGGTACTGGGCATTCAGGACGCCGACGACATCATCAAGCTGCCGGACGACATCAAGCCCGCTGATCCGGTCACTGAAAACATGGCGATGCTCAAGCAGGAGCCGGTCAAAGCGTTCGCCTATCAGGACCACGAAGCACACATCCAAGTGCACATGGCGATGGCGCAAGACCCGAAGATTCAACAGATGGTCGGGCAGTCGCCGTTCGCGTCCGCAATTATGAACGCCCTGTCGGCGCACATGACCGAACATATCGCCATGCAGTATCGTGTGGACATCCAGCTGCGACTTGGTGTGGAGCTGCCTGACCCGGAGGCTCCGCTGCCCGAGGACGTGGAACGGGAAGTGTCACGCATGGCCGCGCAGGCCGCGGACAAGCTCCTGAAGGGCAACCAAGCGCAGCAGGCGCAGCAGCAGGCGCAGCAGCAGGCGAACGATCCGCTTACCCAGATTCAGAAGGCGGAGCTGGAGCTGAAAGCACGCGAGGTCCAGTTGAAGGAAGACCGGGCGCGGCACGAAGCCCTGCTTGAAGTCGAACGCTTCAAGTTGGACGCGGCCTCCAGGACCGGAAATCTGGCCCTGCAGCAAGAACGACTCGACGCCGATATGCAGCGGGATGCGGCAAACATCAGTGCGCGAATGGCCACGCAGCTAGACGCCAGTGCCCGCAAGGAGAAGACAGAAGGCGCGAAATTGGGCGTGAAGATCGCGTCTGAAATGGCGAAGGGAGCAGACCTTGGACGAACTACAACTCCTTCTAAAGAAGGTAGCTGAATACCGCGAGCAACTTAAAGAATACCTCGCCGCTGGGTCCGTTAAAGACTACGACGGATACCAGCGGATCGTCGGGCGCTTAGAAGCGTTCAACGTGGTTGAGGACGATCTCCGCGAGTTGGTTGAGCGGCACGTATCCTCCTAACGGAGGCGACCCCGGATGGGCCGGGGCAGGCAACGGTGAGCCTTAATCACTGCGAACAGAGGGAAGCATGTATACACCCACTGCGGTGGACGAGAAACTCGTTCACAAACTGCCGGAACCCAAAGGGTATCGGCTTCTGATCGCCATACTGGAGGTCGACGAGAAGACCGAAGGCGGCGTTTATATGCCCGACAAGTTGAAAGCTGCGGAGTCTACCGCGTCGATCATTGGCTTCGTTGTGAAAGCCGGTAGTGAGGCGTACGCAGACCACGATCGCTTTCCGAACGGGCCGTGGTGTAAGGAGGGAGATTTCGTGATCTTCCGCTCCTACTCCGGAACCCGATTCAAGGTAGGTGGAAAAGAGTTCCGCCTTATCAACGACGACACCGTGGAGGCCGTCGTTGACGACCCTCGCGGCTACACGAGGGCATAAACCATGAACGAACAAACCGACCAGATTGACCGCGAGGACGACGACTTCGAACTGGAAGTCGTGGATGACGTCCCGGCCGACGAGAAACCACGTCTCTCGGAGGACCACAAAGCAGACCTCCCTGACGACGATGAAGTCGAGAAGTACAGCGAGTCTGTGCAGAAGCGCATCAAGCAGCTGAAGTTCGAGTACCACGAGGCCGAACGCCAGAAGCAAGAAGCCATTCGCCTGCGTGAAGAGGCCATCCAGTACGCACAGCGCGCTGCCGCAGAGAACCAGCAGCTCAGTGAGCGGCTTTCCAAGGGGCAGTCCAGTGTTGTTGAGAGTGCGAAGGCCCGCTACCAGTCCGAAATAGACCGGGCAAAGCGTGACTACAAACTGGCGTACGAGGCGGGGGATGCCGACGGCCTTGTTGAGGCCCAGCAGCGCCTCGTCGAGGCCCAGAACAGTCTCTCCCGAGCGCAAAGCTGGCGACCCCAACCTGTCCAGCCCCAGTACAGCCCTGAGCAGCTGCAGCGGGCGTATCAGCAGTACCAGCAGGCGCATCCGCAGGCCCCACAGCTAGATGACCGGCAGCGTGCATGGCTGCTGGACAACGACTGGTTTGGCAAGGATGAAGAGATGACCGGCGCAGCCTACGGGCTTCACGAACGGTTGGTACGCAGCGGTGTTGATCCAAACACCGATACGTATTATGCTAAGATTAACGAGGGAATGCGCAAGCGCTTCCCCGAACGCTTCGGCGGTGCAACGGAAGAGGTTGACGTTGCTCCTCGGAAAACGGCCAACGTGGTGGCCCCTGCTGTTCGCAGCGCAAAAAACCCACGCAAAGTCAAACTGACCTCCACTCAGGTTGCTCTCGCCAAGCGCCTTGGGTTGAAACCTGAACAGTATGCGGCGCAACTACTGAAGGACCAGAGAAATGGCTGACCGGACCCCACGCACAGCTGAAACCCGTGACGCGGGTGAACGTAAGCGGACATGGCAACAACCCTCGGCCCTGCCCACCCCCGAACCCAAGGACGGTATGAGCTTCCGTTGGATTCGCACCTCGACGCTTGGTGAGGCAGATAACCGAAATGTGTCCATGCGCTTCCGTGAGGGCTACACGCCAGTCAAAGCCGAGGACCATCCGGAACTCATGGTGATGTCGGACGTGGATTCACGTTTCAAAGGCAACATCGAAGTCGGCGGTCTGCTTCTGTGTTCTATCCCGACCGAAATCGTGGAGGACAGAAACGATCAAATGGCTCAAAAAGCCAAGCAGCAGATGGATTCTGTGGATCGTAACTACCTTCGCGAGTCTGATCCGCGCATGCCCGTTCTTAAACCGGAGCGATCATCGCGGACTAGTTTTGGCAAGTAATTGCCATTTGACGCAACAAGGAGAGTAAGATGGCTACTACTGCCGCTCCCTACGGCCTGCGTCCGGTCAATCTTATCGGTGGTCGCCCCTTCGCTGGTTCGACACGGCAGATCAAGATTGCATCGGGTTATGCAGCCAACATCTTCAACGGTGACGTTGTGCAAGTGCACACCGACGGCACCATCACGAAGGTGACCAATGTCGGCACCAATGCCGACGCCTTCCCCGCTGGTACAGTGGGCGTTTTTGTGGGCTGCGCCTACACCGACGCCGTCTCGGGTCTCCGTACCCAAAACTACTGGCCGTCGGGCGCTGTCGCTTCTGACGCTGTCGCGTATGTCGTGGACGATCCGGACACGTTGTTCATGATCCAAGCGGATGCGTCGATCGCGCAGGCTGGCCTCCACTCGAACTATGGGGTCAACCAGACCGCAGGTTCCACGGCGACCGGCGTGTCGGGCATTTCGCTTGACGTTGCAACCGGTGCAACCACTGCAACCATTGCCTTCAAGGTCGTGGATTTTGTGGAAAGCACCACATCGACTGCCGGTGACGCGTACACCGACGTACTGGTCAAGTTCAACCCGTCGTCGCATGCGTATACTGCCGGTCTTGGCGTAGCATAAGGAGTCTGACTGATGGCTATTTCACGCGCCCAGCTCCTTAAAGAGCTGCTTCCCGGCCTCAACGCGCTCTTCGGCATGGAGTATGACTCCTATGAAGGCGAGCACGCTGAGATTTACGAGACTGAAAACTCCGAGCGTTCGTTCGAAGAAGAAGTCAAACTTTCGGGCTTCGGTGCTGCACCGACCAAGGCTGAAGGTGAGGCGATCTCCTACGACAACGCGCAGGAAGCGTTCACTGCTCGTTACACCCACGAGACCGTCGCTATGGGTTTCTCCATCACCGAAGAGGCGATGGAAGACAACCTGTACGATTCGCTCTCGGCCCGCTACACCAAGGCGCTTGCACGTGCCATGGCGTACACCAAGCAGGTCAAGGCAGCTTCGCTGCTGAACACCGGTTTCACCTCGTTCAACTCGGGCGACGGCGTTACCCTGTTCTCGACCTCCCACCCGACGGTCACCGGTTCGAACAACTCGAACCGCCCGACGGTAGCTTCGGACCTGAACGAAACCTCGCTCGAACAGGCAGTGATCGACATCGCTGCGTACACTGACGAGCGTGGCCTGCTGATCGCGGCACGTCCGCGTAAGCTGATTGTTCCTCCGGCGCTGATGTTCGTTGCAACTCGTTTGCTGCAGACCGAGCTTCGTGTTGGCACCGCCGACAACGATCTGAACGCTCTGAAGTCGAACGGGTCGATTCCGGAAGGGTACCGTGTGAACCACTACCTGACCGACAACGATGCTTGGTTCCTGACCACCGACATCCCCAACGGTATGAAGCACTTCGTGCGTACGCCGATGGCAACGTCGATGGACGGCGACTTCGACACCGGCAACGTCCGCTACAAGGCCCGTGAGCGTTATAGCTTCGGCGTCTCGGACCCGCTGGGCATCTATGGTTCGCCGGGCGCTGCATAAGGCGTGACGTGAGCATGAAAGTTTGGTAGGTTAGGCTTGTTAAACTCCTCCCTGTTTGACAGGACTATCGTCCAAACTGGGGCCGCTTCGGCGGCCCCTTTCTTTTTGCACGAAACTCCTGTAGGTTATCTGTATCCCTGACAGCCGTGAGGTACGGCTGACTTGACCCACGACAGGAGATTCACATGGGTACTTCGACTTTCTCCGGCCCGGTTGTATCGACCGCTGGTTTTATCTCTGGTGCAGACTCGCTGGTTTCCGCAACTGCCGCCACGCTGACGGCAACCTCGGCCGCGCACGCAGGCCGCACCGTCGTTCTGGACCGCGCTGCAGGCATCGCCGTGACCCTTCCGGCGGCTACCGGCACCGGCAACAGCTACAAGTTCTTTGTCGCCACCACCATCACGTCGAACAGCACGACCATCAAGGTGGCCGACGCGACCGACATCATGGCCGGTGCCGCCATCGTGGCGAACGACAGTGACGCCTCGGCTTCAATTTTCGAGACTGCCGCCGACAGCGACACGATCACTTTCAACGGTTCGACAACTGGCGGCATCAAGGGTGCCACCGTCGAGCTTCAGGACGTGGCCGCGAACCTGTGGTCGGTTCGTGTTGTTGGTGCCGCCACCGGCACCGAAGCCACCCCGTTCTCTGCTACCGTATCGTAAGGTGAAGCATGGGCACTTTAAATAGCAAAGTTCTTAACAAGGGGGCGGCGAAGTCTGCGGCTCCTAAGAGCACCAAGAAAACCGCGGCGAAGAAGGGCGACTGACTTATGGCAAGCTCTGACGTACAGTCGAAGCGGGTAACGGGCACCGGTTCTGTAGCCGTTGGCCCCGCTCGTATTCGGCAGATTCAGGTCTTGACCACAACAGGCACTCCTCGGTTGACCATTACTGATGGCAACGGCGGGGCTACGGTTCTGGACTTGGATTTTCTGGCGTCGGATTCGCATTCGGTTAACATACCGGCGGATGGACTGCGCGTTAGCGACATCTACGTCTCTGCGTTCACAAACATCACTGCGATGACGGTGTTTTACAACTAAACGAGGTTCGGATGGCCCAGATAAGCTCTATCACACGGATTGGCACATCTGAGCCGTTCGAGCTTCAAGTCTCGCGTGGGCAGATTTATCTGCACAACACGTTGTTCAAGTACGGTTACAATCCCAACATCATCAATGTCGAAGAGACCATATGGGATGGTGGGGGCATTTATGCTTATCCGAGTTCCGCTGTCGCCATGACTGTTACCTCGGCAAGTGGCGCAACCGATTCTGGTGTGAGGGTTTGGGTCTACGGGCTTGATACCGATTATGTCGAGGTGAACGAAGAAGTCACCCTGAACGCAAGTGGAACGGCGACAACCACACAGACGTTCCTGCGGGTTTTTCGGGCCTTTGTTTCGGGTGCAACGGCACCCGCAGGTAATATCACCATCGCCAATGGTGGCACGACCTATGCTCAGATAACGGCCGGGGAAAACCAGACACTGATGGCGGTATACACTGTTCCCGCTGGTAAAACTCTTTACCTTTCCAGCGGTACGGCCACTCACGGAACCGATACTGCTGGGGCGTACATGACGATACGATTCATGACTCGTCAACCCGGTGGCGTGTTTAGGACCTCTGTTAAAGTCGATGTGACTGGTGGGGAGCTTCTTTTCCCGTTCACCTACCCGCTTTGGCTTCCGGAGAAAAGCGACCTTGAGGTTCGTGCCCGCTGTAACAAGAACCAGATCAATGCGGTATCCGCTACATTCGAGGGGGTTCTTATTAGCAATGGCTGAAAAGAAACGTGACAAGCCTATCGCCCGTACCACAAAGGGCAAAGGCGCAAACTACCGGAAGACCTCCGAGGGCGCAGGCATGACCAAAAAAGGCGTTGCCGCGTACCGCAAGAAAAACCCGGGGTCCAAGCTGCAAACCGCGGTGACCGAAGACAACCCAACGGGCAAGCGGGCCAAGCGGCGTAAGTCGTTCTGCGCACGCTCCGCTGGGCAGACGAAGCAGTTCCCCAAGGCCGCCAAGGACCCAAACAGCCGACTGAGGCAGGCGCGCAAGCGCTGGAAGTGCTGATGGCTATTTCGCGCGCCCAGATGGGCAGCCAGATGAAAGGAAATCGCATGAACTGCAAGGGCACCAAAAAGATGCAGGCTGGCGGCATGATGCCTGACGCCGAGGGTAATTACGCTGCCGTACCACAGGCTGGCAGGCAGGCTATGGAGCAGGCGGTCGCGCAGGCCGCCGCCGCGGCTAAGGCCCGGACCCCTCGCAAAGACGCTGCCCCGCTTATGCGGAAAGCTCGACCGATGAAAGCTGGAGGGCGCGTCCGTGGGGACGGCTGCTGTCAGCGTGGAAAGACCAAGGGGACCATGCGGTAATGCCGGTTACGAAAGTACCCGGAGGCTACAAGTGGGGTAGCAAGGGCAAGGTCTACAAGACCAAAGCCGCCGCTGAACGGCAGGGCCGTGCCGCTTACGCGTCTGGGTACAAGGTCGCGAAGTCTATGAAGACTGGAGGTAAAACCGAAAGTCGGGTCAACGAGTCTGGTAACTACACGAAGCCCGGGATGCGCAAGAGTTTGTTTGAAAGCATCAAGGCAGGCGGCAAAGGGGGCAAGCCCGGGCAGTGGTCTGCGCGCAAGGCCCAAATGCTCGCCAAGCAGTACAAGGCCAAGGGCGGGGGGTACAAATCGTGAAGGCCCCACAGAAGTCTCTGAAAGCGTGGACAAATCAGAAGTGGCGCACCAAGTCTGGTAAGCCCTCCACGCAAGGCCCCAAGGCTACAGGCGAACGGTACCTGCCCGAAAAGGCGATCAAATCTTTGTCTGCGTCTGAATACGCAGCAACATCTCGCAAGAAACGCGAGGACACAAAGAAGGGAAAGCAGTTCTCCAAGCAACCTAAGACCGTTGCGAAGAAGACTGCCCGACATAGGAAGAAGACCTGATGGCTGTGATTGTGCCTGACATCGCGGAGCTGTTTGAAGAGGCCTACGAACGGGCAGGTCTATCCATGCGCTCTGGGTATGATGTGAAGACCGCCCGGAGGAGCCTCAACCTTCTGACGCTGGAGTGGCAGAATCGCGGGTTGAACCTGTTCACTATCGACTCCGGAACACAGGTGCTAACGGCGGGTACGGCGTCGTACACGATGCCGGCCGATACCATTGATTTGATTGAACATCAGCTGCGAACCGGTAGCGGGGTCAATCAGGTCGATACATCACTGGAGCGTGTCAGCGTTTCTACTTACGCCCAGCAGACCAACAAGAACACCGCGGGGCGTCCGACACAAATTTACGTCGCTCGCAACGCCAGTGATGTCACTATTACGCTGTGGCCGGTCCCGGACACCACCACAGCGTACACCCTGCTGTACTATCGCCTCAAAGGCATCGACGGCTTGGCCTCGGGCGTGGGGACCTCGGCCGCGGTGCCTCCTCGGTTTATTCCAGCTCTGGTTTCCGGACTGGCGTATCACGTCGCCATGAAGAAGCCGGAGGCTATATCCCGGGCCGCTGCGCTGAAAGCCGAATACGAACAACAGTTTGAGCTGGCTGCGGGGGAGGACGAAGACCGGTCTTCGGTTCGGTTTGTTCCTTACATGGGGACGTTCTAATGGCCCGAGCCGCTGGAAAGTACGCTTACGGATATTGCGATAAGACGGGGTTTCGGTACCCGCTTGCTGAACTTGTGTGGGAGTACAAGGACGGCGTTAAGACAGGTATGCGCGTCGGCAAGGATGTCGTCGATCCCGATCACCCCCAGAATTTTCTTGGTCGCGTTAAGGTGTTCGACCCACAGTCTCTTGTGGACCCCCGCCCCGATACCTCTCTGCAGGAGAGCCGGGCGCTGTGGGGGTGGAAGCCAGTAGGCAACCCCGCCCAGTATATGGTAGGTTCTGTTGGAACCGTCACAGTCACCACCACGGATGGAGAGTAAAATGGCCCCGATGAAGTCCAAGCGCCCCAAGGCCCGCCCCGGTGTTATGAAGTCCAAGCGTCCCAAGGCGCGACCGGCCGATCTGAAGCAGCGTTTTGACGAGGCCGGAGCGGTTGCGCGCGGTAACCGCGCGGCGCAGATGGAAGGTCAGGACTACGAGGACTTCGCCAAAAAGAAGAAGTCCGGCGGCGTCGTCAAGAAGAAGTCCGGCGGCATGTGCCGCGGGATGGGTGCGGCCACCCGGGGCGGCAAGTACAGCAAGGCGTAACCCATGAGCTTCACCTACGGCGAACTGAAACAGGCCATTCAGGACTACTGCCAGTATGACGAGGCTACCTTCGTCAGCAGCCTGCCTGTGTTCATTCGACTGGCGGAAGAACGGCTCCTCAAGAACATCCGGCTGAACCTGTTTCAAAAGAACGTCAGCGGCACCTTGACCAGTGGCAATCAGTACCTCGCGGCTCCTGCAGACTTTCTCAGCCCGCTGTCTTTGAGTTTGACCGTCTCTGGGGACAAGGTCTTTCTGGATTTCAAGCAGCTGGACTTTTTGCAGGAGGCATACCCTGACACTGCGGATACGGCTCAACCCAAGTATTTTGCGCAGTTCGATGTCGATAACTTCCTTGTGGCTCCGGTGCCGGACGCGTCTTACACGGTGGACCTGCACTACTTGTATCGTCCTGCCAGCCTGACTTCCGGTGCGGACAGTGGGACGACGTGGTTGAGTCAGAATGCCGAAATGGCGCTGCTCTACGGATCGCTGGTCGAGGCGTACACGTTTATGAAAGGCGAGCCTGATCTGCTTGCCCTGTATAACGACCGGTTCGTGGAGGCGCTGACGCGGATGAAGAATTTCGGCGAGGGGCTTGAGTCGACCACCGACTTCCGTGGCGGCCAACTTAGGACACCGCGCACATGATTCAGGTCGAGGTCCATACCACGAACGGCCGGGGAAATACGCCGGAAGAGATCGCGGCCCGCGCGGCCCGCAGGATCGTCGGTATCTCCGAGACGGCACCACCGGTCATTCGGGATCAGGCCAAGGCTTTTCAGGGCCAGATCGAAGCGGCGCTAATACACTACTTGCGCGAGGCTGTTCAGAGTGACCGAACTACGGTATACAATGCCCTGACAGACGCAGGCCATCCGGCCCTCGCTGACTTGATACGGAGGCTATAAAATGGCGTTTACCGGAAATTTTCTCTGCACCTCCTTCAAGCAGGAGATTCTGCAGGCGAAGCACGACTTTACGGCCAGCACGGGCCACACGTTCAAACTCGCACTGTACGACAACAACGCGTCGTTCACGGCTGCGACCACGGACTACACGGCCACGAACGAGATTTCTGGCACAGGGTACTCTGCTGGCGGCGGCACGCTGACCAATGTCACGCCGACAACCAGCGGCACCACGGCCTTCGCGGACTTCGCGGACCTTGTGTTCTCGACCGCGACGATCACGGCGCGGGGCGCGTTGATCTACAACACCACGACCGGTGGTGGCAGCGGCACCACGGAGACCGTGGCCGTACTGGACTTCGGCGCGGACAAAACGTCCACGGCAGGCGACTTCACCATCGTTTTCCCGACCGCTGACGCTTCGAACGCTATCGTAAGGGTCGCATGACGTGACCGACGCCGTCGTCCCTTTCACCGGCTGGGGCCGAGGGACGTGGGGTCAACTCGGCTGGAACACCGGTTCCGTCACCAACGCAGGCGCTGCGGGGGCCGTAGGTTCTGTATCCGTTGACGCGAAAGCCGTTGTCGGCGTTACTGGAGTTGTCACCGTTGGGCAGGTTGGCAGTGTAGCTGTCGATGCTGCTGCCAACGTCCCAGTCACGGGTGTAGCAGGTGCAGGCGCTTCCGGTTCTGTATCCGTTGACGCGAAAGCTGTCGTTGGTGTCACTGGCGTGGCATCAAACGGTGTTGTCGGCAGTGTAGCTGTCGATGCTGCCGCCAACGTCCCAGTCACGGGTGTAGAGGCTACCGGCGAGGTTGGCGTTGCACTTGCCACTCAAGACATCGACGTCTCCGTCACTGGCGTGGCAGGCACAGGCGCTGTAGGCACTGCGGTCGCTTCGGCACAGGCGGTTACTCCGGTTTCTGGGTTGTCTGCCGCCGCATCCGTCGGCGCTGTACTCGTTGATGCACCCGCCGTTGTCTCCGTCACAGGCGTGGAGGCTACCGGCGAGGTTGGATTTGCGCTTGTCTGGGGCAACATCGTCCCCGATCAGACACCGGGCTACGGCGAAACTGTCCCTGCACAAACCCCGGGGTGGGCAGCGATTGCCGCAACGCAGTCTCCGGGGTATACTCTCACTGAACCTGAACAAGCAGCTGGCTGGGGCGAGACCGCGCCGACGCAGGCCCCCGGCTGGCTCCCGAACGCTGCATAAGGATTTAACCCATGCCTAGCACATACACGACGAACAACGGTATCGAACTCATCGGGACTGGTGAACAGTCCAGCACGTGGGGCGACACCACGAACACCAACCTTTCGCTTATCGACGCGGCGCTTGACGGTCAGATCACGGTAACGCTGGCCTCTGCTGGCACCTCGGGCTCTCCGAACACGCTCCCAATCAGCGACGGAGCCGCTTCGAATGGCCGGAACCGGCTGGTGATCTTCGCGGACGGCGCGGACCTCGGTGCGGATGCGTATGTACAGCTGACGCCCGACGACGCGGAGAAGATCATCTACGTGCGTAACAGCCTGTCTGGTTCGCGCAACCTGATCCTGTTTCAGGGCACGTACAACGCCGCAAACGATTTCGTACTTGCTGCAGGCAAGGACGCCATCGTCAAGTTTGACGGCGGCGGCACGGGTGCTGTGGTGTCTGCGGTCTTGGAGGACTTGGCGCTGGATGCCGCGACCATCACCACGATCAGCAACACTACGCTGAACACGGGCACGGTCAACGCTACGACCGTGGACACCACCAGCGTCGAGGTCACGAACCTCAAGGCCAAGGACGGGGTGGCTGCAGGCAGTATCGCGAACTCCACAGGTGTTGTAACACTGGGTTCTTCCGTGCTGACGACCACTGACATCAACGGTGGCACCATCGACGGGGTTACCATTGGAGGGGCTTCTGCGGGGGCCGGGACATTCACAACGTTGAACGCGTCTTCGGGGACCATTACAGGCGATCTGACCGTAGACACCAACACTCTGCATGTGGACAGCGCGAACAACCGGGTAGGCATCGGGACCATAACCCCTGCGGCACCTCTTGAAGTGCAGACGGCCACAGGTGAACGAATCCGGCTTGAGTCCGACGGGGGAACTCAAACCCCAAAGCTGTCTTTTATCCGAGACTCTGGCGCTGACTACGTACTCTTGAACGATCAGGGGGTGTGGAAGTTTAACCGCGACACCACTGAGATTTACAAGTTCTCATCGGACGCACACACATGGTCTACTGCTGCCACAGCCAATGCCATGACTGTTGTCTCCGGCGGGAACGTCGGTATCGGCACTACAAGCGTGGATGCCTTGCTTCATGTCTCCAGCGGAGACGTAGCCTTTGGCCCAAATGCAGATGCAGATGAGTTGTTCCTAGAAAACAACGGCAACGTGGGCATGACCCTTGGTGCGGGCATTAACGGAACAGCAAACATCTACTTTGGTGAGAAGGGTGTCGGTTCTTCTCGCGGTGCTATTGTCTTCGACACCTCGGATGAAAGCCTCCGTTTCTCGACCGCAGGTTTGGCCAATGAGCGGATGAGAATCAAATCAAATGGCAACGTAGGCATCGGCACTACAAACCCCACTGAAGTATTGCATGTCGTTGGTAATCAAATCCTTGAGGGCAGCACTCCTTCGGTCAAGAAGAACAACACCTCTGGCGGCATCGTTTTAACTGGCGGGACAAATACCACCACCGGCGCGAACCTGGTGCTTTACGGGGAGACCCACTCAACGCTTCCCAACACTTCAGTGTTCGAAGCGGATGACTTCATCGTTCGTGCCGTTGATGGTGGGTCTATATCCCTCAGAATAACTGGCTTGCCTACATCCTCCGCAGGTCTGATCACAGGTGAAGTTTGGAACGACGGCGGCACCCTGAAAATCGTAACATAAGGAAAATAACATGAACCCGAATGACATTATCGCACATTATGCAGCAGAACGACTGCAACTGATGATCGAACTGCAACAGGCCAAGGCGAAGATCGCTGAACTTGAGGCCGCAGCCCAAAAGGACACTGAATAATGGCTATCACATACAACTGGAACATCGTCACTTGCGAACATGAAGTGGCAACTGGCGGCATCACCGTGGCGCACTGGGAGTGCATCGCTGTTGATGGTGACTACACTGCGCGGTCCTATGGCTCCTGCGGTTTTGCCCCTGACGCATCTGCACCAGATTTCACACCTTACGATCAGGTAACCGAGAACGAGGTAATCGTCTGGGTCTGGGGTCAGGTTGATAAAATGCAGACAGAAGCACGGCTGGCTGAACAGATCGACGCGCTGAAGAACCCTGTCAGCGCCACCGGGACGCCGTGGTAAGCAAGGTGCCAACGTAAACCCCACTTCGAGGTCATCCAGATGCCACTGACCAAATTGCAGTTTCGCCCCGGGATAAACCGGGAGGTCACGTCCTACTCCAACGAGGGCGGGTGGTATGATTGCGACAAGGTGCGCTTTCGGTTTGGGTTTCCGGAAAAGATCGGAGGATGGCTGAAGCTGTCCTCCACCACCTTTCTGGGCACCTGCCGCGCGCTGCATCCTTGGGTGGCCTTGGCGGGCGAACGCTATTTGGGCGTCGGCACGCACCTGAAATACTACATCAACGAGGGCGGTGGATACTATGACATCACCCCCGTCCGCGCTACGACAGTTGCCGGAGACGTGACTTTTTCCGCCGCTGCAAACACGCTGTCTGCGGACATCACCGCTTCGCAGACAACGATTTCGCTGACCAGTTCGACCGGTTTTCCGGAAACGGGGGTCATCAAGATCGACAACGAGATCATCACGTATGCCAGCGTGTCTGGGAACAATCTGCTGGGCTGTGTTCGTGGGACCTACGGCACAGTAGCCGCGACACATTCGGCTTCCGCAAGCGTAACCTGTGCCACGATCACTGTCAGCGACACCGCCCATGGTGCGCTGGACAACGACTTCGTAACCTTTTCGGGTGCGACAGGCTTGGGCGACCAGATCACCGCCGACGTGCTGAACCAAGAATATCAGGTCACGCATGTTCGAGACGTGGACACCTACTATGTGCTGGCCCGCGAGGTTGCCAGCATTCCGTCAATCACTATCGGTGGGGAACTTGATCCGACCCCCGTATTTGCAACGACGAGTGACAGCGGGAACGGCGGGGCCAGTGTTGTTGGCGCGTACCAGTTGAACACAGGCCTTGACTCGACCATCACCGGCACGGGCTGGGGCGCGGGCCCGTGGTCCCGAGGCGCGTGGGGCAGTTCCTACTCGCTGGCCACGGCGGGCCAGACACTGCGCATCTGGAGCCACGACAACTTCGGTGAAGACCTGTTGTTCAACGTGCGGGACGAAGGTATCTATTACTGGGACAAGACCACTGGCACCGGAACCCGGGGGGTAGCGCTGAGTTCTCTGCCGGGGGCCAACTATACTCCGACCGTTGCAAAGCAGGTCTTGGTTTCGGACAGGGACCGCCACATCATCGTCTTCGGGTGTGACAGCCAGACCAACCCCGGGGTGCAAGACCCGCTGCTCATCCGGTTCTCGGATCAAGAGTCGTTGACCGATTGGGAAACTGCGGTGACCAACACCGCCGGGGACTTGCGTCTTGGCTCCGGGTCCGAGATTGTGACGGCGATTGAAACGCGCCAGCAGATCGCCGTGTTTACTGATGTCTCACTTTACGCGATGCAGTACCTTGGACCGCCCTTTACCTTTGGCATCCAGATGATCTCGGAGAACACGACCATCGCTGGTCCTCTCTGCGCGGTGCCGGTGGGTGATCAGGTGTATTGGATGGGGCAGACGGAGTTCTACGTCTATAACGGTGCAGTCCAGCGTGTGTCGTGTTCAGTTCGAGACTACGTGTTCGATAACATGAACACCAACCAGATGGAGAAGATCACCGCCGCCCTCAACACGGAGAACAGCGAAGTCTGGTGGTTCTACCCATCGGCCGACAGCTCTGAAAATGATCGGTATGTGGTGTACAACTACACGGAGCAGACGTGGTACTACGGCACCATGGCACGGACATGCTGGGTTGACCGCGGAATCGAAGCGTACCCCATCGCTGCAGGCACGGACGGCTATTTGTATAACCACGAGATCGGTTTCGATGACGGCAGCAGTTCCCCGGCCGCGGCCATTACGGCTTACATACGGTCGAGCCCCATGGACTTGGGTGACGGGGAGCAATTCACGTTTGTCAGCAGAATGATTCCTGACGTCAGCTTCCGAAACTCGACGGCGGCTACGCCCGAGATTGATGTGACCACCCGGGTGCGAAACTACTCTGGTGGAAGCTTCTTGCGAACGGTCACCAATGCAGTCACCCCCGACACGGAGCAGGTCAATCTGCGCCTGCGTGGGCGGCAGTTCAGTGTCTACGTGGAATCGGCGGACACAGGTATGACATGGCGCTTGGGTAGCTTGCGGTACGACATGAAGCCGGACGGGAGGCGCTGATGGCCCGCAACCTTGTCCGCCCGTTCTTTCCAGTCCCGCCAGCACACTACCAGCAGGCTTACCTCGCCGAAGTTGTGCGTTCGTTTTCCGGGTATCTGGAACAGATGCAAAACCCCGGCGAGGGACGAAACACCTTTACGGTGTTCACGGCCCTGCAGACGGATGACTACAACCTTGAACCGGGGGCCGTTTTTCAGCAGGACGGGTTCCTGAAGGTCGCATTACCCAACAAGCCTCATGTGCGTGGCGTTTCCGGGACTGGTCAGGTCGGATCGGTGAGTGTAACAGTATGAACCCACTGGCCTTGAATCTGGTTCCGTCTGGAATGACGCGGGCACGTTGAAGATCGTACCGTAGGAGAGGTCATGCCGGGAATTAACGACACATACCGCGCAATACGAAGCGCGAACGGTCCAGCCCAACACATTGCCATTTCCATGGTTGGATTCACCTACGCAGGCATGTTTTCTGGCATGGTGCCAGATTCAATCTTGTGGGCATGGATGGGTAGCTCCGCTGCAGTTTTGATTGCGACCGTGTGGTTGACACGCTGGTGGCTCAAGCGGGCGTTGCTTGTTGACTTCTTTCTGTCGTGCTGCGTGCTGTCATTCTACGTCATGCACGAACCTGTGCCGAAGGGCTTTGTCTACTACAGCAGAACCGCCGAGCAGATGAAGATGCACATGCCGAGCCATACGCCTATGACCATGTGGGATGAGGTGTCACATGTTTCTGCTTGTGTTATGATGGCGTTATGGAGCCTGTACTTGGCCAACTTGGTACATCGCCAAATGCTCGAAAGGATGCGATTCGATGCCCGACTTTGATATGCTGATGCCGGTTATTATTGCCCTCGTTGGCGCTGGCGGCATGTGGCAGCTTTTCGCACTGAAGGCCAAGCAGGCGCATGAAGCACGTCTTGCCGATAAGCAAGAGCGCGGCGAGTTTAACGACACCCTCCGGGAGCAGGTAGACCGCCTTGCCGAGAAGCTGGACGCAGTCACTGCTGAGAACAAGAAACTGTTGCTTGAAATGGCAGAGTTAAAGGCACAGCTGGCCTCTGCCCAGACAACCATTAAGCACCTAGAGATGGCGTTGATGAACAAATGAGACCTGTTGACGAGATCATCGTACACTGCACAGCCACCCGCCCCGATTGGTGGCAGGGCAAGACCACCGCTGAAAAGGTCGCCGAGGTGAAATTGTGGCACACCCGCGACCGAGGCTGGAAAAATATTGGCTATCACTACCTCATAGATAGAGACGGCACCGTTGCTAAGGGCCGTCCGGTTGAGCAAGTCGGCGCGCACTGCAAGGGCCACAACACCGGGACTATCGGCGTGGCGTTGTTCGGTGGTCACGGCTCAAGCGAACGCGATAAATTCAGCGATCACTACACGGTCGAGCAAAACAGGGCGCTGCGCGAACTGCTGGCGGACCTGTCTGACACCTACGGCGTCAAGAAAATCAGCGGCCACAACCATTATGCCCCCAAGGCCTGCCCGGGCTTTGACGTGCCGCGCTGGCTGGCCCGCAAGCCTGCCGCGCCAGAGCGCACCAGCGCCGCTCAGAGCACGACTGTGCAGGCATCGGTGGCGCAGATCGCCAGCGGGATCGGTGGCGGGATCGGGGCGGTTGCTACACTTGAGGGCCACGCGCAGTTGATCGCCATTGGCGGCTGTGTGCTGATCGTTCTGCTGGCCCTGTGGATCATGAAAGAACGCCTGCGGGCGTGGGCGGCGGGCCGCAGATGATGGGGCGGCTGCAACTGTACGGGCTGCTTGCGCTGGCATTCGTGGCTGGCCTCGTTGGCATCTACATGGCCGGGGTGCAGCGCGGGATTGATCGGCAGCGCAGCAAGATTGACCGCTCCCGGCTGGACAAGATCGGCAAGGCCAAGGAGGTCAAGGATGATGTGGAAATCTTGGACGACAGCGGTCTTGCTGACCGCGCTTCTCGGTGGCTGCGGAATGACGGCCGCTGACAGCTACTGCGACATAGCCGCGCCGATAGTGTTTGACAGCCAGCGCACCGTGAACTGGCTGTTGGCCAATGACCGGGCGCTGCTGGTCGACGTGGTCACGCACAACGAGACCAATGCCCGGCTGTGCGGGTAGTAGTTACAAACGGCGCACTACGTGTTAAAGTGGGCCCTGACATACATTTGGAGGCGTCATGCTACCTCTCATCCTTAGCTTTCTCGGGTCGGGCGCGGCAGGGGCCGGGTTGCTTGGCACTGGTCTTTTGGCCAGCCCTCTTGTTGCCGGGGCCATTGGCACCGGGCTTGGAACCGCAATTGAAACCGGAGACTTGGGCAAGGGCCTGCAGGCAGGCCTTCTAGGCGGCCTTGGGGGCGCAGCTCTTGGCAGTCTTATGGGTGGGGGGTCGACAACGGCTATGCAGGCTGCCCAAGGGGCACCCGCCGCTGCTGGAGCCACTGGAGCGGCCACTGGCGTGGCCACTGGTGCGACCGCCGGTACTATGCTGACCCCGCCGCCTCCGCCTCCGCCTTCCGCTGGCGGGGGTATGCTCAACATGTTCAAGAATATGCCCTCCGGTATGAACCCGGGCACGGCACTGCCCGCAGGATCGCCGCCGCTGGATGTGCTCAAACAGGGGGTGCAGCAGGGGGCTATGACCCGAGCAGGACTAGGCGCAGCGTTGACTCCGGGGCTTGTAGCCCCCAACCTTCTTATGCCCGAACCGGAGAAGCCAAAGAAGTACCGCCGTCCGCAGGCCGCGCCCCATGAGCGCGAACGGTATAGTCCCGGTGCGGACTACCAGCCGGGTGCGGACGAGGAGTTCTTGTACTTTGACCCATATCCAATTGGGTCTAGCTACGCTGAAGGTGGGCTGGTCGACGAGCCTCCCCGAGCGCCTATTGCGCCGGGTACGCTTATGCCGGGCATGCCCGAAGGCTTCTTCGATGCAGGGTACCGCCGCGCTGCCTACGGGCTGGACAATACCACGGGTATGGAGTCAGCGACTTTCCGTGCACTGGGGCGCATGGCGTCCGAAGGCAAGCTCCCGGGGTCAATGTTCGGTGACGTACCCAGCCCCGCAGAATATGCGGAGTTCCTGAACCCGACGCCCCCTGCGGACGGTACCGACGCAGGTTTGGCCACCCTGCTGCAGGCCCGGGCCACGGAACCTAAAAAGTCCGACCGTAGGCTGAACCGCACGGTCAACCGAAAGGCTGGCGGTGGAGTCATTCAAATGCAAGAAGGCGGCATCGCGGACATGCCCCAAGGCGATGCAGCGTTTCCCCGCGTGCCGGAAGCGCCGGAGGCTCCGCGCATGAACGAACGCGAACTCGTGTCCCTGACTATCAAGGCGGTTCGCGAGGAGCTGCCAGAGGAGCAATCTGCGATCGTGCTGGCCCAGTTCGTGCAGACCTACGGCGAAGACGCCCTTCGCAAGCTCGTTACAGACGTATCCGAGGGTCGAGTGCAAGGCGGCGACATGGAGGGCCAGATCAGAGGTCCCGGTGACGGTATGGATGACCTCGTCCCTGCCCAGATGGACGATGGAGGTACAGACGTGCTGTTGAGCGACGGCGAGTTCATCGTCCCCGCAGATGTTGTCAGCGGCCTCGGAAACGGCTCTACTGACGCAGGCGCTGCAGAGCTTGAAGACATGATGTCCCGAGTACGAAAAGAGCGGACCGGTATGACTCAGCAGCCGAAGCAAGTGGCGGCTGGAGGACTGTTGCCCGCATGAAAGATACGCAAAGCACCCCACTGACGTTCGGGTTCATCCCGCTGGACTTTCTGGACATCGTATGGCCGGACGTCGAACCTCTTTTGGCGGGTGCGGTGCGTACTGCAGCGGGACGATTCACAACCGCCGACCTTAAACGCGATCTGGATGCGGCGGTGCTGATACTTTGGGTCGTAGCGGACGGCACAACTCCTGTTGCCGCGATCACTACGAGAGTGATACACTACCCGCAATGCCGAGGGCTCGCCCTTGATTGGATCGGTGGCCGCCGCATGAAAGAGTGGCTGCCTATAGTACAGCCGGCAATACAACAGTTCGCAAAGGATTGCGGCTGCACTCACCTTGAAGGATATGGACGCAAAGCGTGGGGGCGGTGGCTCGCCCGGTATGGCTGGGAGCCGCACTACATTGCGTATAAGATGGAGCTAACCGATGGGTAAGGGCGGCGGCACGCAGCAGGTCGAAAGCAGAACGACCACATCCAACCTTCCTGAGTACGCGCGTCCGTACTTTGAACGGATGATGGATCGGGCGGAGGGTTTGTCCCTCACGCCCTATGAACCCTATGGCGGTCAGCGCATTGCAGACATCACCCCAGACCAGCTGGCCGCGTATGACCTGACGCGGCAGACGGCGTCCGCGGGTATCCCCGGCCTAGATACGGCAATGGGTGTGACCGGGCAGAACATGCTGGCGGGGCAGCAGCTCGCTGCAGGGGCCCAACCGTATCAGTTCGGAGCTTCGCAGTTCCAAGCATCGGGCGCTAGTCCGTACGCAGGCTTCCAAGCAGGCCAAGCCTCGCCCTACATGGGGTTCCAAGGCACCCAGTTCGACACGTTTGGTGGATTCCAAGCGGCACAGCCAACGGACTTTGCAGATCAGTTTTCGCTGTATGGCGGGTTCCAAGCTGGGGCGGCGGACCCCTATGCAGGGTTCCGAGAGACCTCGGTCACGCCTTATTCCGACTTCGAAGGCACCCAGTTCGACACGTTTGGCGGGTTCCAAGCGGCGGAGCCAACGGACTTTGCAGATCAGTTTTCGCAATATGGCGGTTTTCAAGCCGGGGCGGCGGACCCGTACGCCGGGTTCCGAGAGACTTCGGTCACACCCTATTCCGACTTCGAACAGTCAACGTTTGGCCCTGCGGCCGACTTCGCCGAAGGCGACGTGCAGCAGTTCCGGGGGTTCCGCGAAGGGTCAGCTGACCCCTACGCCGGGTTTGAACAGTACGGTGGCTTCGAGCGCGGCGACGAGGGTGTATCAGCATTCGACTACGGTCCTGCCCGGCAGTTCTCCGGCGCAGAGGTGCAGGACTACATGAGTCCCTACATCCAGAATGTTGTGGACCTCCAGAAAGAGAAGGCCCGGGAGGACTACGAAACCGCACGGGCAGGACGCGATGCGCGGGCTGTGGAGGCTGGAGCCTTCGGTGGGTCACGGGCGGCTGTCCAAGAGGGGTTGGCCGAAGAAGACATGCTGGACCGCATGGCACGCATCCAAGCCGAAGGTCTGGAACGTGGGTACAGCGATGCCGCGCAGCGCTTCGAGGCAGATCGCGCAGCTCAATTCCAGCAGCAACAGGCGCAGGTCCAAGAGCTGGCACGTACGCAAGGAATCAGTGTGGGCGAAGCCGCCCGAGTCCAAGAAGCGCAGGCCGCCGAAGCTGCCCGGTTCCAGCAGGCGCAAGCACAAGAGCTGGCCCGGACTCAGGGGATCAGCATCGACGAAGCCGCCCGGGTCCAGCAGCAGCGCTCGCAAGAGTTCGCCCGCGCCAACAACCTCAGCGTCCAAGAGGCGGGTCGGGTGCAGGCCGCTATCGCCCAAGACAACGCGCGGATTCAGGGGGCAACAGCGGACGAGTTTGCACGCATCCAGCAGCAGCAGGCGGCGGAACTAGCGCGTGTTCAAGGTATCAGTGTCGAAGAAGCCGCTCGCGTGCAGCAGCAGCAGGCGGCTGAACTCGCCCGCACACAAGGGATCAGCATCGAAGAGGCCGCCCGGATTCAAGCCGCGCAGGCGGCCGAGCAGAGCCGTGTTCAAGGAGCACGGGCGCAAGAGTTCGCCCGCGCCAACAACCTCAGCGTCGAAGAAGCCGCCCGCGTGCAGCAACAAATCGCAGACGACCGGTTCCGGGTGCAGTCGGCCAACGCCGAAGAGTTTGCACGCATTCAGCAACAGCAAGCTGCGGAACTAGCGCGTGTTCAAGGTATCAGTGTTGAAGAGGCTGCGCGAGTACAGCAACAGCGGGCAGCTGAACTCGCCCGCACGCAAGGGATTAGCATCGAAGAGGCTGCCCGAGTCCAAGCCGCGCAGGCAGCAGAGCAAAGCCGTGTTCAAGGAGCACGGGCGCAGGAGTTTGCCCGCGCCCAAGGCATTGGCGTCGAAGAAGCCGCCCGCGTGCAGCAACAGATCGCAGATGACCGGTTCCGGGTGCAGTCGGCCAACGCCGAAGAGTTTGCACGCATCCAACAGCAGCAGGCCGCCGAACTGGCCCGCGTGCAGGGCATCAGCATCGAAGAAGCCGCCCGGGTCCAGCAGGCGCAGGCCGCCGAACTGGCCCGCGTGCAAGGTATCAGTATCGACGAGGCTGCCCGGGTTCAAGCAGGCAACGCCGCCGAACGCGCCCGTGTAGAGGCGGCACAGGCGGATGAGAACGCCCGCATCCGCGATCAGCAACTTGCGGCCCTCGGCTTCAGCAGCGAACAAGCCCAGCAGCTTGCCAACCTTGGCGAGATGGCCCGGGCCGGCGACATTCAGTCGGCGCAGCTGCTTGAGACTATCGGCCAACAGATAGAGGGTCGCCAGCAGCAGGCGCTGGACCTCGCGTATCAAGACTTCCTCGCCCAGCGCGACTATCCGCGTGAGCAGCTGAACTACATGAACTCGATTATGCGCGGGATTCCGGTAACACCGAACACGACTCAGACTACGTCCGTACCGTATAACCCGATGCAACAGCTGCTTGGTGCTGGTCTCGGAGCAGTCGGTCTCTATAGGGGTCTTACAGCATGATGAACGTACTGCAGCTTCAGGAGCGACTTAAAGATTACTCCCAGCAGCAGCTTGCGCAGGAGATGCAGATGCCCAGCGGGAACGTCCCGCAGTATCTGGTCTTGGGCGAGATGCAGCGCCGCAAGCGCATGGAGACCGAACAGACCGCCGCACAGGCCCAACAGAACCAGACGACCGTCGCGCAAGACGCGGTCGCTGCGGCCGGTGTGCCGCAGGCTGGCATTGCCGGTATGGCGCAGGCCATGGCCCCCAAGACAGACATGGCGCAGAACACAGGCCAGTCCCCGATGCCGCCGATGCCCCAAGGCCCGGCCCCGGTCCAGCAAATGGCTGAGGGCGGTATGGTCCGGCGCATGCAGGCGGGTGGCCCGCTGGAGTCGTTCCTGTCCAGACGCACACGTCAGATGGTGTATTTCGACCCGAGTACCTACAGTCTGTACAAAGACCCTATGGGGGAACGCCCGGTTGTGGACGTGTTCGAACGGGCCGACCTTTTGGACGAGATAACTACGAGCAAGCTGGGCGGGCGCGGCGTACCTCAGCCCGAGGCTATGTCTACTATTGGCGGGCTGGCCGCATCGCCGAGCGAATTCAACGCGCGCAAAATGATGGACCCCGGCGCAGAAGCGTCAGTCTCGCGTACCCCTAGTCCGACTATCGGAAGTCCAGATATGGGCGTGGACAGCCTCGACGGGATTATCGACCTGCAGGGCGTGCTGCCCCAGCCGTACGCAGAGACCGACGTGCCACGCAATATGTACAAAACTTTGGCGGGGCGCAGACCCGACTCGCCCGTTGTCCCGCCCGAACGATTCATGGTTGACCGAGGAGACGTTCGTACCAGCGAAGGTGCGCCTCTTAGCACCAGTGTTTCCGGCAAGCTTGAAGACTATATGCCTACCGACACGCTGCCAGAGATAGGCCTCGACTACGCTGAAGGTCCACCGTCGCCAGAGTTACTAGAGATGTTCTTAAAGGAAGAAACGGCTTCCGATACCACTCCGGCAAACGCGAAAGACTACGCTACTGTAGGGCGGTCCACCATGATAAACGGTGTACCCTATACAATGCACCAGAACGGCGCGGTGTTTAACGCCCAGTCTGGAGAGCCTGCGCCTGCAACGATTGCGCAACAGGTTCGATCCAAGCTGTCTCCGACGGACGTACCATTTCGCGAACTCGACGAAGGGTTCCAGCCTGAAACTCGGCGCTTTGTCAGGGATAGACAGGCTGCAGGTACGTTCCTTGAGCCTTCCGCTTACGATCTTATGGGCATGGATGAAAACGTCTTTGGGTTCGGCAACGTCAAGCGCCGCGCTGCGGGAACACCGCTTGCTGCGTATGAACCATCGCGAAAGAAGACCGTCCAAGATACTTCGATTACTGAAATGTCTGATTCCCGGCTTGAAGCCGAGCTTATCGCGAGGGGCGGTGGCGTTGCTGAACTAGGGACGGACGTTTTGGAAGGCGTGACGGGGGCCATTCGCGGAGGTATAGGTGCCGTAAGTGGTGCCATCGGTAGAGGGGCAAGTGTCGTAGGAATGCCCGATATAGGTGGGTATTTTCTCGGTGCGCAGGATACGTTTGGAGAACTCGACAAGATACGAGCCGCCGAAGAATTTGACCGTGAACAGGGCTACATAGATGCTCAAGCAGAGATAGTTGCGGAACAGGCACGTCGTGCCGGTACAGACCCCGCCGCTGCCGTAGAGGGGTTCCGCAAAGAAAAAGCGGCTGCCGAGGCCATGGGTGTAGACACTACCGGTGCAGACACCGACGCTACCGACGTCGTCACACCTCCGAGTGGGTCGGTCACGACCGCCCAGCCAAGTGGGGCTGGCGGTGGTGGCGGTGGTGGCGGTGGCGGTGGAGGCAGCAGCGCCCTTGGCGGGTCCAGCAAAGCCGTCATGTCTGACATGGAGCGCGCCTTCAATCAGGACAAGTGGCTCGCACTGGCCAAGGTCGGGTTTGCTATGATGGCCTCGCGGCAGCCCAACATTGGCGCTGCGTTCGGGGAAGCGGCATTGGCCGGAACAGAAGCCCTGCAGGCTGCCCGCAAGGACTACGAAGACGCCAAGATGGCCCAGCAGGTGCTTGCCCTAAAGCGTGCACAGCGTGCAGGCCGTGGCAAGGCGAAGCCACTACCATTGGGAGCGGCTGGCATTTTTAAAGATCAAATAGAAGCTCTGCAGCTTGAACTCAGCAGCGGTCCGACGCCAGCGCGTGAGGTTGAGATTACGAACCGGCTGACCCAACTAACACGGGCAAGGGATGATTTAGCGAACGCGTATCTGAGCCAGTACGGCTATACAATGGGTTCCAATGTAGCCGAATCTTCCCCTGCCATTGACGTAAGAGAGTAAGGGAGTAGGCATGGCTGAAATTACCGTACCCGGGCCGCTTAGTGGAAAAGGTTACCGGTTTCTGATTTCGGGCGATTCTCCGACTATGGACGAGCAGCTGCGAATCGACGCACACCTGCGCGCGAACGAACAGAGCTTCCTTAAAGAGTACGAACAGGTCATCGGAGAACCGCTGGACACTGGCGAGGGCACAGGGCTGCTTAACTATCTCGGCGAGTTTCCCAAGGGGGTCGCCAGTGGCGCAGTCGGTGCGGTAGAGACCGCCCTTCTTGGGGCGGCGTCTATGCTGCCAGAGTCCATGGAAGACCCAACACGAGAGGTCGTTCGGCGCGGCGCGTATGCGCTAAAACCTCAAGCGGACATTGGACTTGAGGATACGGTATCAGGCAAATTTGGTTCCGCTCTCGGATCGTTTGTACCTTTGATAGGAGCGTCTATGGTACCGGGGGGGCAATTCCTTGCTCCGGCCATGGCAGCAGGTATGGGTGCGGGCGAGGCTTCTGAGCGGGCGCGGGCCGCGGGTGCAACACTGGACGAACGCAATCAAGCTACGCGTTTAGGTTCGCTTGTAGGCTTGAGTGAAGTCTTACCGATCAAGTTCATCAAGGTTCTAGGTGACACAAACACGCTGTCGATTACACAGCGTCTGCAACGAGCTTTGGCGTCTGCAGGGGTGGAAGGGGCGCAGGAGGCCGCCGCGGAAATCGCACAAAATCTGATCGCACAGGGTATATACGACCCCGAGCAGGGCACGTTTACAAATAGTGGCGAGTCGCTCGGTTACGGCGCTGGCGTTGGCGGTCTTGTGCAAGGACTTCTGGACTTGGCCATACCCGGTAAGAGTCGAGGATCATCTGGGCTTGAGGCGGCACTCGACCGACAAAATGCGTTTGAAGCTGCGCCTGAAACTGCGCCTGAAGCTGCGCCTGAAGCCGCCCCGGGGCTGGCAGGTATTCCGCGTGGGCTTCCGCAGACGATTAACGACGTGGCTGACGACTTGGGGCTGCCGAAAACCGTTCCGCTTCGAAAGACCTACGGTAGCCGCCCGTTCTACGACACCGAAGGCCGTGCGGCGCTGGCCAAGCTGCGTTCGAATACGGCTCTTCCTTCGGCAATCCGCACCAAGATCAGTGACTACCTGACCTCTTCCGCCGACCTTGCGACAGCGCGCCAGAAAACCGGGTTCCCGTCCGTTCCGGCTACACCGTTGGCGCGTCCGGCGCGTCCAGCCAGCGTGGTTCTAGACGAGTTGAAGGTCGCACCCCGTGCACCGATCCGTGCTAGGCTGAAGAATGTCGTCGAGACCGACAATCGGTTCTTGGAGGAACTGCAGCGATACGCACGCCTGCCCGGGGTCAAAAAAGAGACCAAAACCGCCATCACGGACTACTTGTCGCAGCCGAAGGAGGTCGCCCCTGCACCGGAATCTAGCACTACGCCTAGTCAAGCGTCGTCAGAAGGAGCAGTCTATGGTCAGCCTGACGATGGAGGACGTCGAGAAGGCGTTCCAAGTCCTACACGACGCGTGGGTAAACGCGGACGGGGACCAAGTGTCCCTGAAGATACCCCCGGAGCTGCAACACCTGCAGGAACACCACTGGGAGTTCCTAGCCCAGACCCTCGCGAATCTGCAGGAGGAACAGGACAACAGCCCGGAGCAGTAGCGCCTGCGGCTCCCACGCCCGCTGCTCCCACGCCCGCTGCTCCCACGCCCGCTGCTCCCACGCCCGCTGCTCCCACGCCCGCTGCTCCCACGCCCGAAGCCGCGCCTGTCCGCACTAGCACAAAATACGTCGTGTCCACCGAAGACGAAGGCGACATCCCGGTGCAGATTACTCGGCTTCCTGACGGCAGCGCCGTGGTGTTTACTGACAAGACTACACAAGAGTACCCCGCGGACTTTGCGAAATCAAAGTCCGACGAAGACCTTATGGCGTATGAACTCGAACCTGTAGGCTATAAGGGGGCGTCACCTGCGGCTCCCACGCCTGCGGCTCCCACGCCTGCGGCTCCCACGCCTGCGGCTCCCACGCCTGCGGCTCCCACGCCCGCTGCTCCCACGCCCGCTGCTCCCACGCCTGCGGCTCCTGTAGCCCGCGCGCCCGCTGCTCCCACGCCCGCTGCTCCCACGCCCGCTGCTCCCACGCTCGAAGCTGAACAAATGGCACCCAACTTGCGGCGTCCGGTGGTTCCGGAGCCGACATTGCGTCGTCCGGAAGGTGCGACCATTACACCTACGGGGCAGCTGATCCCTGCGGGGGTCTCCGGGGTGCAGGGAAGACAGCTTGCTGGACAAGCGGCGGTACAGCGCGAACCCATCGCGCGGCAGATGACCACCAAGACGCGTCTGGAGCAGGAGATCAAAGACCTGCAAGCCGCACTGGCCCGCCGTGCGGTGAGTGCACGTGCCAAGGAAGAAGGCGTCAAGCCTAGCGTCGTGAAGGATCGGCTGCAGCGGCAGCTGAACCGGACCAGCGCGCAGTTGTACAACGTGACGTCGTATCTTCGCAGTGAGGCAGGGCGTCAGCAGGCCGAAGCTGAAGGCACACAAGACGCGATCAATATGATGGAGAGCGCAGACAACATGTCTCTGCGCCAGCAGCTCCGTAGTTGGTTCCGGTCCAACGCATCCGAGGAACTGGTTCGCGAGGCTGACGCCGACAGCGCATCCGCCACTATTGCACGCGAACGTGCGCGACTGAAGCCGGTAGAGGACGCCGAAACCGAAGCGGAAGCCCGGGCGCTTCAGCGGGAACAGGACCGGCTTACTGACCGCGAAACACGTCTGCTGGCGCAAGAGGCGGCGGTCGATCCGTCAACAGCGGGCGACAAACGCACGCTGCTTGACCTGCTGAACACGCCGAAATCGCGGCTTGAGGGGACGAAGAACAAGACCGCCCGAGGTGCATACGCCTACTTCAGCAAGTATCCCGATCCCGGTGACGCGCTGGCCGCTATTGCATTCGACATCACTGACCCCGATGTGCCGAAGATACGTCGTGGCAGCAAGACCACGCCTCTCAGCGCAATAGAGCAAGGCACCGGACGTAACGCTGCGACCGCCGCCAGTGAGTGGGTAGAGCAGAACCTGTCTTTCGACAGCATCGCCTACATGGACGAGCAGATCGCGGAGTTCACTGAAGCCCGTGCAGACGCACTGGGTAACGCCCTCGACCAAGAACAGATGACGCGCCGGGAGCGCGATAAGAACGAAGCCGCATTCTTGAAATCCTACTACGACGCCGAAGCCGCCTTGCGCGGGACCGAAGCGTTTGAAGGGACCACACCAGACACACTGACGGTCGAAGAACTCGACGCCATCGGCGAAGGGTTTAAAGATGCACTCTTGCGTGCACCGCGCCGCAGCATCGTCTATGGCCTGCAGGCTCCGTTCCATCCCGACATCGTGCGTGCCTTGAACAAAGGCGACCTGCGCGGTGCGCTTCAGCTGCTGGCAGATACAAGCACGGACTCGTATATCTCACAGCTGGCCGCAGGTCTGATCCCCTACGTGGGCAAGACCAAGGTATATACCACAGCCAGCGGGGACACCGTACGTAACCTTCTCCGCAACAAAAAGACCGGTGAAATTGATCCGGGTGGCTATCTGCTGCGTACAGAAGCACAGCAAGCCGAGGTGGCTGCCGCCAGCCCCGGGTATGCCGAAGACACTCAGGATGCCATATTCCTGAACTCCGCAACCGGTATGAACGCGCACACGCTGCTGCATGAGATGATCCACGCAGCGACAATCAAGGCACTGATGGACCCTACCAACCCGGTGCGGGCACGCCTCGAAAGCCTTCGCAAGCAGGTCGAGCCGTTGCTGGATCAGGACTATGGGCTGGAGAACACGCTGGAGTTCGCAGCGGAGGCGATGTCGAACCAAGAGTTCCAAGCCAAGCTCGCACAGTTGTACCCCAACGACCGGAAGGCTTCCGCGTTCACGCAGTTCTGGCGCAACGTCGCAAACTTCGTGCGAACACGGATTCTACGGCGACCGGCACGCGACTATACCGCTATGAGTGTCGGTCCGGAGGCAGGCGCAGGCAAAGACAGCGTGTTCGACGAGGTGGACTTCCTTGTCCGGACTATTTTCGACGCAGCCCCCGAGGTGCGTGCCGACAACAACCTGTATGAAGACTCCCTGATCCCGCTGCGGGCCGCGGCACGCCTCAACGGCCCTGCCGGCCGCGTCAAGGACTTCACCAAGCTGGATCAACAGAAGATCGACAACTTCTTGGCGGCAGGTGGCACGTCTCGGTCTGGCCTCAAGCGGTTCGCGTTGGACGCCTTCGTCGGACTGGTCAACATGCTGGAGCCTGCAGGTAGGTATCTGGGGCGCAGCAACGTCGATGATCTCTACAAGGCCCTGACGGGCCACTCGGGGGCCATCCACCGTCTCAATCAGCGTGCGCGGCAGACCGTTGACGACATCATGAAGCTGGTGCCCAAGGACAAGACCGACCTGTTCAACGATGTCCGTCTCATCGCCAGCGAATTGCAGATCGACCCCCGCCGCAAGGAAAACTTCTACACGGGCTATACGCTGGTCTACAAGAAGCTGAACGCCAAGGGTGAGATGGATGGGGTCGAGTTGATGTCCTATCCCACCAAGGCTGAACGGGATTCGGCGCTTGTGGACCTCAACGCGCGGCTCAAGCAGGATACTGATGCAGGCAAAACGGCCAGCCGTACGCAGGCCCGAGCGCACCGGGATTTCGATCAGGAGACGCTGGATGCCTACCGCAAGCTGCGTAAGCAGTGGGTAGCCCTTGGGCCGGACGGGCAGAAGGCGTACAACAAGGTCGTCGCCCTGTTCGAGAACATGCACAAAGAGACCGGTCGCGTGCTGAAAGCCCGACTGGACGAGATGCTGCCGTTCCAGAAAAAACTCAGCGAGACGTTGTACAAAGACATCTACGAGAAAATCCTCGCAGATCAAGTCGTTGTGCCGTACCAGCCGCTGCAGCGTCAGGGTCGGTTCTGGCTGGCGTACTTCTACAATGACCCGGAGACCAAGCAGCCCACACTGGCGAAGCAGTCGTTCCTCACCGAGGGCGACCGGGCCGCTGCATATAAAGAGCTGCAGCGACTCCAGCAGGAGGAGCCGGGCCTCGGGATCACCGATGTGCGGGCGTACGTAAAGATTAACGACCTATTCGGTGGCAATCAGACCCCTCCAAGCAAGTTCGTCATGGACATCGGTCGCATGATGGAGCGGCAAGCACGTGCGGCGAGCAACGCCGAGCAGGCCCGCGTATTGTCCCAAGGCGGCACCATGGATCAGTCGCGGGCAGCTGCAAAGGCGGTACTCGACGCAGAGATGGCCCGCGCAAGTGCCACCCACGCAGAGGTCGTGAAGCTGGCTTTGGAGATGACGCCGGAGCGGTCTATCCTCAACTCATATCGCAGGCGTGAGAACATCAAAGGCTATCTTGGTGACAAGACGCCTATCTCGCAGAAACTCAGCCGCACCGATACGACGAACCTGCTGCTGCAGAAAAGTGCCAGCCTGTCGCGTCAGCTTGCTGACATGGAGTATGGCTCCAAGGCACGGGCCGCGGTCAATCGGATGACGCAGGAGTTTGAAGACGGGGTCAACAGTGGTCGCCTCGGTCTTGACGAGCAGGTCAAGGCACAGGTCTATCTGGAAGCCATGCAGGACTATGCCGGGGCTATCTACCGTGATCGGTCTAGAATATCCAAACTCGCCACGTCGCTGGGTTTCGGCCTGACACTGGGTGCCAACATATCCTCGGCGACTCTCAACTTTTTCGCTATTCCGACCATCATCGCACCGTACCTCAGCGGGGAGTACGGGATGCGTCAGACCGTTAAGGCACTGGGCAACGCCATGCGTGTCTACGGCGGCAGCGGACGGGAACGCGTGGTCGAGTTCATCAACGAACGCGGCGAGACGGAAACCCGGAAGGTCACGACAAACCTCGTGGACTATTCGCTCGACAACTACGACATGGACGAGAACAGCCGGTACTACTACCTGCGCGAAGAGGCACGGGCTCGGGGGCTTCTCCACAACTCCATCAACTACGACACGCTGGACATCGAAGGCAGCATCGGCACGGGTGTGTGGGAAAAGATGAACCGCACGTCCGGCTTCCTGTTCCACCATCTCGAACGCAGCGTGCGGGAGTCCACGCTGATCGCTGCCTACGACCTTGAGGTACAGCGCCTGCAGTCCGAGAAAGCCAAGCGCGGACGGCCGACCGATCTGACCGTAGAAGAGAAGCAGGCCGCAGCCAACAAGGCCGCGTACATGACCGAGATGACCAACGGCAGCATCTCTGCCGCCGCTGCGCCGAAGCTGGCGCAGGGCAACATCGGTGCGCCGTTCTATCTGTTCCGGCGGTATCCGCTGGCCATGTACAATCTGCTGCTGTCAGTGGCGAACAAGTCGTTCCCAAGCAAAGCCAAACTGGCCGAGATGTATGGCGAGGGTACGCCCGAGTACAATGAAGCCCTGATGATGCGGAAGGTCGCACGCTTCCAGTTCGGTGGTATCGTCGGCAGCGTTGGTCTCTGGGCCGGTGCATCCGGCCTGCCAATGTACGGGGCGTTTGCATCGTTGTTCGACACGCTGTTCACTGAGGACGACGAAGAGGACTTTGACACCATCGTCCGCACATCGCTTGGCGAACTGGGCTTCAAGGGCATCGGTAACTATTTCTTCGGCGTCGAGGTGTCGAGCCGTATCGGTCTGTCCAACACCTTCTACCGTGAACCGCTTCGTGCGGACAGCCAAGGCGCGGTCATGAACCTCATCGAAGGCGCTGGTGGACCGATTGCGAGTCTGCTTATCAGGTACAGCGAGCGTATTCCGGCGTTGCTGTCCGAAGGGGAATATCGCCGGGCCATAGAGGCTGCTCTTCCCGTATCTCTCGGCAGTGTGGTGCGTGCCTTCCGGTTCGCACAAAACGGGGCAGAGACCCTGCGCGGTGACGTGATCTATGATGACTTCGGACCATACAGTATTATGGCGCAGGCTTTGGGTTTCTCCTCCGCGGACTACATCCGGCAGCTGGAAGCCAACACGCAGCTGAAAAACATCGACACCGCCATTGTGGAGAAGAAGTCCAAGCTGATGCGGAAGCTGAACCTTGCCCGGCGGAACAACGATGCAGTTGGGATACGGGAGGTCTTGGCCGAAATCCGCGAGTACAACAAGCGGCATCCGCAGCAGGCGATCACTCGGGACACGTTGAAGCGGTCGGCGCGCACCTTCGAACAGACAACGCAGCGGGCGGTCAACGGTATGATCTTCAACAACCGGAACCTGCCCATGATCCGGCAGATGGCTGCGGAGTACGACAGCCCGACCACGTTCTGGGAGCAGTTCGGCCTCAATTAAAAAAACCCGCAGGTGCGGGGGGCACCTGCGGGGCAGTAGATAAGCGGAGAACAACAGGACTGTTGTTACCCGACCATCTATATCATGTGGTTCTCCATATGCGAACCCCTAAATAGCCGTTCTCTATCCGAACCTGCGATTCCAGTGTATACTGTTTCCGACGGGCCACAGCCCGAGCCTGTACCACAGCCTTTTTTGTGTTGATGCACGGCACGAATACGGACTGCCCAACGCGCCACGTATCCCACGCAACGGTGATGGGCAGTCCGTCAGGAAATAGGTCGTCAATCCCCGGTGCCCGCATCCAGCGCCTCAGCTGGCAGTTCAATCACGTACGCGTGGATGGCGGCCATGTTCATCTTCGTCCCCTTGTCGATCCGCACCTTCTTATACTCCACCGGATTTGTCCGCTTGATGTCCTCCATCACACCTTTCATGTGCAGCTGCTGGTCCACGCACCATTTCTGGAAGGGCTTTGGCAGCAGGTAGAGGCGCTTCGTGTCGGGCTCCCACCGTGCGATCAGGGATGCTTTCGGCGTGGCGTCCGGAACAACGAACTCATCTGCCACCCCGGTGGCGTCCTTAGCGCGCCGGTCCATGGTGCTTTCGATGCGCAGTACGTTGTTCCAGTTCTCTGTGATGTATTGTGTCAAGAACTCCAAGCTGGACCGCTTGCTCTCCTTGTTGTACTCCAGCCGCTCCCGCACCAGTCGAACGACGAGGTCGAACACCTTCCGCATGTCGAAGTCGATGAGGCCCAGCTGCTTGGCCAGCATCCCGCCTGCCAGATACGCCGCGAACGACGCCGAAATGAACCGGTTGGTGGACGACATGCCGCACGCAGCGTCAAGACGCTCCTGTGTCTTCAACAGAAAATCCTCTGCGGTCGTTTTGTTGTTGACCAGCCACTCGATATACACCGGACCGGCGACACCGTAAGACTGCCCGTTGATGGCTCGCTGGAACGCGTCGGCGACCGGCTTCGGGTACGGGTAGATATACTCCTTGATGTTGACCTCAAACACACGTTCGCGTTCCGCATCCGGGTTGGCTTTGCCAGCCTCAAGGATGGCCACCAGAGAGGCGTTACCGGAACTGACGGCGGTCAGGTGCCAAGGCTCCCCCCGCTCACGTTCCCGGTTAGACCCGGAGGACATACGCATGCGCTGCTGCCCTGCGGACAGGCTGTACGCAATAGTGCTGGCCTCGGCGGGCGCGCAGTTCGTCAACTCGTCCAGATAGATCGGCAGGTTCTTCATCATTTCGAACCGGTTGAAGGTCGAGGCGTTCGTGTCGTCGGCCTTAATCATGATGCCGTCGGGCTTGCCGTATACACTCGCAGCCGCGGCCTGCGTTGTGGACTTACCGAACCCGGTCGGCCCGTCGAGGTGCAGCAACATTGCGGGGATCGCGGTGAATTCCATAAGCGGGGCACCGAACGCGCTGCAGATAATCAGCTGGTGCAACTCCATACCGGCGTGGTTGTAGAACTGCATCAGTTCTTTCCACTTCTCCAGCGTGCCTTTGGGTTTCATGTAGGAGACGACAACTTCGGTCGGTTCGGTCGGCGGGCTATGCCGCACGCTGCCGGGGAAGTATTCCTTCTCTCCGAGCACAAACGACTCCATGTTATCGGTCCACCCCATCTGGCGATGTGCTTTGTCCGCGGGTTCTTTGGCTTGCAGGTGATCGACGTAGTCCATGATGTAATACCCTATGTTGTCCCATTGCTTTTTGGTCTTGGCGGTCACGCCTCGTGAACTCAGGGCCTCTTTTAGCTTCTCCGGGGAGTTCACAGCACTCTGCAATACTAAGAACTCTCTGAGGCCGTCTTGGGGGAGGTGCAGTCTGACCAGCACCCCGTCCCCAAACTTCTTGTCGTAGACGCGACGAGTGACATACAGATCGTGGTGGTAGACCAGAACGTCAACGGGATCACCGTCATCGTCCTTGGTCTGTTTGTACACGCCTCCGTTGACCCCCCGTATGTACGGCGCAGGTGGTTTCGGCACGACTACTTTCGTAGTGCGCAGGGTGCTGTCGAACTGAATGTCTGCGGGCACCTCTACCGTGCGCTCCTCTTCCGTCTCTGCGGCGCGTAGTTCGCTGCCGAGAACAATGGGAGACTTGATCTTGCCCTTGTGCGGGCACCCGTCGCAGCCGCCGGGGTTATACTCTTCGAACCGACTGCACAGGTACGGGCCCTTGATTCGGCTGGCCTTCTCCTCGGTAGCGCGCGGGTCGTAGTCCGGGTGCTCTCTGGACACGGCGTGTATGGCCTTGTCGGCGTCTTCGCAATGTACAGCGATAGACAGTGTGGCCCGCCACAGGGGTTCCCCCACAGCGCGCTGGTTAAGCGCGGCGTGCATGATCTGCGCGCAGGGGTCAGACCGGGTGATGAGCTTCTTGAAATTGTTGGTCTTGTTGCCCATCAACTGCTGCGTAACGGGGTCCATAGCCCTCGGCGTACGCCGAGGTTTCTCAACCACGACCCCGTCAAACTTGGACGCAAACGTCTCGAACGCCACCCGCTTTGCCCCTGCTTGGGATAACGCAGTAACTGGTGATGGCGGGCTGTCTTTGTGGTTATGAGTTCCCGGTACGCGCAAGATGCGTGCCGCGTCCGCAGGTACTGCTGCGTCCATCGGAAATCGGTGCTGAACGCACGCGGCCTTGAGTTGATCCGCCACGGGCTGCCACTCATCGCGTGTCAGGTCGCGGTCCATGATCCAGTAGACGTGGATGCCGCGCCCGCTGTTGACCAGCAGTGGCTTCGGCAGTGCCATACGCATGCAGAAATTCTGCAATGATTGCACTGCTGTCACTTGGTCCGGATACTCTTTCTCGGGTCCGCAGTCCAAGTCCAGAAAGAAGCACCGCAGCTTGTGCGCGTTGTCCGAGGTGCGGTTCTGGTCGGTCTTGAACGTAGCAAGGGCGAAATACGCATCCCATCCCTTGAGGTCATAGTCCAGTGCGGCAGCTTCCAGCTGCTCTATTGTGGCGTAGAAGTTCTGTATCTTCCGCCCATTGGTCCGGTTGAATACCCACAGACAGTAGTACCCATCAGTCGCCAACGTGCTGGACAGAAACGTACGTGTGTCCATGTGCTTGCCCCCGCTTGTGTGCGGGCGGGGCGCGAACGCCCCGCCTCTAAATTATTCGTCATCCCATGCAGACACGAGGGAACTAAGCTGTTGCGGTTCTGCTGCCGCGGCGGGCTTGGCCTCGCGCTTGGTCGGCTCTTCGACCGGCTTTTCGACCGATTGTTCGGCCTTCGGTGCAGGCGTGTCGTCAACCTCAAACCCTTGCGACTTCGGGTTATACGGCTTGGAGCCAGCACTGTCTTCACCTTCGTCGCGCTGATACACGGTCAGTGTGGTTGCCTTTTCCACGTCCGGATCACGCATCAGGGTGTCGACTTGCGTCAACTCCTCATCGCTCAGGGGGCGGGCCGGCTTGAAGAACAGCTTCGGCGTTTCGCTGTTTTCATCGAAGTAGGCGGTGGTAACCACAGCACTGACCGGGAACCCACGGGCGCTCATGAACCGTGCATAGGCCTGCATGCCGTACTTGTTGTCCTTGGCCTCGCCGAACAGCGACGTGGCGGGCAGCTGCAGCTGATACACTTTCTCATACTGACCTTCGAGGGCCACGGCCAGCCGCTGGTTGAACCGACACGCCCGGCTATTACCCTGTCCGGAACCTTTGATGTTCATCGGACAGTCACGGCACTTGGAGGCCTTACGCTTATCGGCCGGTACCTCCGCGGCGGGAGTTTCACTGTCCGCAGACCAGCACGTTGGCCCTGTCGGGTTCTCGGGATCGTATGTACCCTCGAAATAGGTACGTCCGATTTTGGACGTGCCCAGCACGACCAAGTTCAGCGATCCGGAGCTGTTGACGTTCACCTGCTCGCCGTTGACGATCTCACGGAAGCGACCGCCCTTGATGCTGATGCGGCGTCCGGTGCCCCCCTCACCACCAGACAGGCTTTTGTTCACCTCCATCATCCGCTTGAATGCGTCGGACGATACCAGAGCGTTCCCCTCGAACGCAGAAAGGTCCATTGTCATTTGTCGTTCTCCTTCGACTCGTTGCTGCGCAGTAGCGCTTTCTCTACCCGATCAAGGTTGAAGCGGTAGGTCTCTCCGGCCTTGATGTAGGTGTCTTCCGGAATGGTCCCGCTGCGAACCCAGTTCCGAATGGTGGACACGGACACTTTGAAGTAGTCCGCGATTTCTTTGATTGTGGCGTACGTGGGGGCCATCAGGTCTTCCTTACAGTTACGACGTATTCCACGTCGGTGTTCAACCCGGGAGGCACCTGTTCAGGGTTATCCTCCAGAAACTGCTTGACCACCGATTGGTTGAGGCGCTTCTCCAAGAAGTCAGGCACTCCATGCGCCAGCACAAACTTGTGCATGGCCCCCCAATCGCCAGTCCAGTAACGGGTTTTCGTGGTCCGGTAGAAGGTACCGTGCGCCGTACGAGCGCTTTCGACGCCGTTTTCAGAACAGTAATCAAGCAGAGCACGCTTGATCACGTCAAGCTGGGATTTGAGGTCTGCTTCTTCTGCTTTGAACTCGGCGGCACGCTCTTTAAGGCGATCGCGGATTCTGACAAACGTGCGGGTCAGCTCGTCTACCGACGGTTTGGTAGTATCAACAGTCATGGTGGGCTCCGTGTTATCTATACGTGACAATTAGTACCAAACGATACCTTAGTCAAGCATATCTTTGTACAAATCGAGTATCTGCGCATGGACGTCTATGCGCTGCTCCAGCATGCTGTACAGGCGGCGCTCCACGGGGGCGCTCTCCAGATGTACTACCGTGCACTTGGAGGTCTGGCCGGAGCGGTGGATGCGGGCGTTAGCCTGTGCGTACGTCTCCAGCGAAGCCGTGGGTGCCCACCACACAACGGTATTCGCCGCAGTCAGTGTGACGCCGTGCGCTGCGGCCTGTGGCTGGATGACCAGCACCCGTGGGTCCGGCGCGGTCTGAAATCGCTTGAAGATGTCGGTCCGCGCCCCGGCGCTCACGTCACCCGAGATAGTTTCGGTGGTGATACCATCGGCCTGCAGGGTGTCCGACAACATGCGGATCGTGCTTTTGAACGGCACGAACACCAGTGCCTTCTTGGTCGTCTCGTCGATGACCTCACGCAGCACTTTGTATCGCTCTGAGATGTCGAATTCTAGCGTGTCGCCGTCGTCGGTGTAGACCGCGCCTGCACTGATCTGCAGCAGCTTGTTCATCTTCACAGCCGCGTTGACAGCGGTGACCTCGGCCCCTGCGGCCTCCATTATGAGGTCTTTCTTCAGCTTCTTGTAGTACACCTCCTGCTGCGCCGTCATGGGGACGTGGCGACTTGTGTACAGCATGTCCGGCAGATCAAGACACTCGTCCTTGGAGAACCGGATGGCCGGCTGCAGCACCCGGTGCACCGTCTCTACCGCAGTGGGTTTGTTCTCCCAGCGGAACTGCGTGACTTTGTGTTGCACCATGTCACGGAACGCACCGTAGAACTTTGGCACGTTGTTCGGACTAACCAGCTTGGCGAGACCGAAAGCATCGGTCGGCGACTGCGCTGCAGGGGTGCCCGTCATGAGCCAGAGCCACGTGTCGGGGCGCACGAGCCGCTTCATGATCTTCCACCGCTTGCTCTGCGCGTTCTTGTAGTGTGAGGCCTCATCCACGATGATGAGGTCGAACCCGCCGTTGCGTATTTCCTCTTCAACGATACCGATGCCATCGTAGTTGATAATGATGAACTCCGCGCCGCTGTTTACGATCTTCTTGCGTTTGTCCGAGCTGCCATGCGCAATGTCCACTGTCCGGTGCATGGCGAACTTGAACAGGTCCGCACGCCACGCTGAGTCCATGATAGAGATCGGGCACACGACCAGCGCACGTCGTACCTTCTTCTGTTTCATGAGAAAGTCCGCGGCCCAGATCGCGCTGGCCGTCTTGCCCGTACCCTGTTCGTTGAAGCAGAACGCCTTGCGGTGCATGGTGAGGAAGTCCGCGGTAGCTTTCTGGTGGGACATCGGCGGGTACTGGCCGGGCCAGTCGTAGCGCGATAAGATTGGCGACGGGACTTTGATGTTCAATTCACGAAGGGCCTGCGTTTCTTCAACGCCCCAGTGCACCAGCACCTCGTGCGGTCCGATCTGTTTGCTTTTCGGGATGACAGTAGTGACTCTTGTAGGGTTGCGCAGCTGCAACTGCAGTGCGCGGTTGTCAACGATCTTCATGTGGTTCTCCGGCGATTATTTTCTTATATCTGCTATGCCGCCGCGCTTGCCGCCGCCTGCCGCCGAGCGACCTTGGGAGAACGCATCCGCTTCTTCTCTGGTAGCGAACCGTGGCAGGCGCTTCCCTGTGTTGGCTTCGTGCATGAGCGCCATCTCTAGCGCGTTTGCCCCCAGCCAACGGGGTTGTCCTTCTTGGTCGAACCATATCTGCGGATACACAATCCAAGAACCATCTTCGAGCTGGTCGGTTGCGGTATACTCGGTAGCTTGTTGACCCCCCGGCAGCTGCACCGGACGGTCCTTCTCTTTGTTGAAGGGAGAGAAGCCGAGCATCTCGAATATCGAGTAGTCCATGCTCAACCCCTCTTTTTAGGTGGCTTGCTCAAGGCACCCCCACGCGCGCGGTTTGCGCTTGGGCGTTCCAGACGCACGCCGTCCGAGTTATCGCCACCACGGGACAAGTCCTTGCGGTGGCTGAGGTCCAGCCCTTCTCGGGCTTTCTTACCATGCTTCTTGTCGAAAGCGCGCCGTGCCTTGGCCCGTTCGGCGCGGGCGGCCTTCTCGTTACGGGCCTTCTCTTGCTGCCACTCTTTCTTGTAGGGGCGTGGTTTGTTGACGTACGGCATGCGTCACCTGTGATGTCCGTTGTGCGGGCACTCTACCACGGGGCAGTGGTTTCGGCATAGCCCGCTCGGTACAGGGTTCCACACGTTTGTCTCGTGGGCTTTCTGTAGTTGGGCATACTTCTTGATCCACGGAGACCACAGCACGTTGTGGTCTGCCGCATTGAAATCCGCACCCACGAACTTGTCCGCGATGACAAACAGGAGCCCGCCCTTGGCCCGTTTCACTTCGGGGAAGTGTGCAAACAGAGACAGAGCCATCAGTTGCAGCTGCCCGGTGTCTGCGTACTTTGCAGACTTGCCCGTCTTGTAGTCCACAATGAACGCTTTGTCGCCGTTGATGATGGCGAGGTCCACGATACCGCGGAACCACACATCCTTGTCGAAAAACCCGCAGGGCTGCAGGTCCTCGGTCAGGCCCATCTTGAGTTCGCAGTGCTTTTCGCCCGGCTTGGCCTTGAGGGCCTCCAGCGTCGACCGAGCAAACGAGAACCGCTCCGGCACAGGGGTACCGTCCCGGATGTAGTCCTCTGCCGCCTTGTGGAACTCAGTGCCATAGCGCGTGGCATCCGTCTCCTTGAAGGGGAACTCCTTCAGCACGTTGACGTGGTAATACTGCTTCGGGCACGTCTCGAACCCCTTCATGCGACTGAATGACCATGCACCTGCGTTTGGCATCAGACACCAACCTCCGAAGTATGTGCCGCTACGGACCCTCCCGCCGCCGTAGCGGACTGGGGCGACGAAACAACGTACTTGTTACGTATCGCCCGTATCTTTTCTTCGGTGTCTTGCCGCTGGGCTTGCAGTTGATAGAAACTGCTACATGCCTCATCGTCTAGGAGGACGCGGTTTACGGACCACGACATATACGTAGTCCCTTTGTGGTGATATATATTAAGGTACCCTACGGTATCGGCTATATACCCCTCACCCATAGCGCAGCCTTCGCAACTAAACTGAATACACACTGCGCCATCGGTAGCCTCGTGTGCCTCGTCGAAATGCAGGTTAGGCCCGCCACATGAAGGGCACACGAGTTTTTGCGGACCCACATCACCTGATATGCGTACCGGAATGTCACCAACTAGGGTTTGGTCTTCGTATCTCATGTTATTCTCCGTATCTGCGACTGACGTCGGACTCACAGTTTACCGGCAAGCCCTCTGCCCAATCGGGTGTCCAGCGCATGCACTGTTCGATGTATGCCTGCGCCTCATCTACTTCTTCGTTGCGTACACATGCCACAACGGAGTCATGAACAGTTAGCACGACACGGTAGCGGTTGGCAATCTTTAGCATCTGCTCACCCACAATACAGCGTGCCAGCGCCTGCGTCACGTTCTCTATGACCTTCCCGCCGTATATATTGTTCGGCCCTCTGCGAGTCTTGTATGTGTAGTCATATCCGATTTCACCCGGTTCCGCTTTGAGGTCCGTGTACTTGATGTCCAACCCACTCGGCAGCTGTATGGCGTTGCGGTCTCCATGCACAGTCAACACCCCGGGCCGACCGAACTGCTTGCTGTTGCCCTTGGACATCTCGCGGAGCATGTCATCAGCTGCGCGCCACAGACTGCTGATCTTGTGGTTGGAACTGCGGTACACGTCGATGATCCGCTTGGCTTCTTTGAGGTCTACCTCGACCCCGGCCTGCAGCTTGAGGAACGTCTGTAGCTTGTTGTGGCCTACCCCGTATCCGGCACCAAGGATCACAACTTTTCCGATCTGCCGTTCTTGCTTGTCGATGTCGGCTTCGTCTTTGTTGAAAATCTTGGCGGCCATGCGTTTGTACACGTCACCGTTCTCAGCGAAGGTCTGCACCACGTCTTCTTGTTCAGCCAGCCATGCCAGCACCCGAGCTTCGATCTGTGCGGAATCCGCATCTATCAGCATGTGCCCTGCCGGGGCCACAATGGAGTTCTTGATCTGCTTCGCGTTCGGTCCTCGGCTCGGAAGGTTCTGCAGGTTGATCTTGTCGGAGCCGCCCCAGCGACCGGTGTGCGCTGCGTAGTACCGGATGGGTACGGGCAGGGGGCCGCGCTTGGCGATGTCGATGAACCGCTGCGTGCGGGTTTCTTCGATGGTGGATTTGTTACCCAGACGTGCAGCCATGAGGGTCTGCACGTCCCCATCGTCGTGGTCCAGCAGGGCGACAAACTCTTCGTCACCCTTGGCGAAGGCGTAAGTCTCTTTGCCCGTGGTTGGGCTAATCTTCATCGGGGGTTCCACGCCGTGCGAACGCAGCATCTCTGCGAACTTCGGGTTTGACATCAGGTCTTTCTTGTCGGTGATGCCAGCATCGGTCAGCAGGGTTGCCTTGCGTGCCGTGACTTCGGCAAGGTGCCGCTCCAGATGTGCCCGGTCCAGTTCCAACGCCGGATCAGTAAACATGCGCAGCGTGATGTCTATCAGTTTGAGTTCTTTCTTTGGGAACCCAGCTTCGACAAACTTCTTGAACGCCATGTACGTCAGTGTGACATCGGTACGGCAGTATTCTCCGTACCGGTCCATCTGTTCTGGTGTGAAGTCCTTTCGGCGTTTGCCCAGTGCGTTGATTACCTCGTCGCCTTTGACCCCGATGCCCAGCCGTTCGGAGATAGCCTTGAGGCTGTGCGATACCTCTACGCCGTAGATGGCACGCGACATAAGCATCGTGTCGGCCAACACTTTCGGCCTGATCCCGCAGCGCCACGTGAGGATGGCACCGTCAAACATGGTGTTCTGTGCAAGCGTTATCGACGTATCCCACGGCAACGTGTGTAGGTGTGCCAGCACCTCGCCGGCCGTCCCTGTAACCCAGATAGGCTCTTCGTCGTTCAGCTTGGTACTCACCCCGATCACTTGGAACTGCGGGTCGCGGATGTACTCCTCTGTCGTGATCTTCGACAGACTGTACTGTCTGTCGTAGTACGTCTCAAAGTCGATAGTAATCAGGTTCATCGTCGTTCTCCTTTGTTGGTATTATATTTTGTGATAGCATCAGCGCATGTTCAGTCCGCTGATCCTCATCTGCACCCTGTCCGGGCAGTGCCACACTGCCCCGGCCCCTATTTTTTCGACGCGAGACCAGTGCATGGCGGCAACGCAGGCGTACACTCAGACGCTGGTGCTGCCGCCTGAGACATTCATCGTTCGCTGGACCTGTTATAGCTGGGGTCAGCCCGCCTGACCTGCTCCACCGCAGCACGCACAGCGGCCAGCGGCCAGCCTTCCGCGATGATCAGGGTCTCCTCGACCTGACGCATCGTCAGGCCCCGGTGCATGTGCATGCGGACGCTCTGAGCGAGTTTCGCCACGATTTCCGCCTGTTCTGCTGTGAGTTTAGTCATCTGGTCCACTCCTATCCTTTGCCGTTGCCGTAGCCGGAGCCGGTGCCGATGCCGAAACCGTCGCCGGGGCCGGAGCCGTCACCGTTGCTCCCGCCGTAGCCAGAGCCAAACCCGTGGCCGGAGTTGCTGCCGATGCCGGAGCCGGTGCCGGAGCCGTGGCCCGAACCCGAGCCGTTGCCCGAGCCGTTGCCGTAGCCCTCGCCTTTGCCGGAGCCTGATCCGTTGCCGGAGCCTGATCCGTTGCCGGAGCCGGGTTCTTCGTGGTCTGCAAAGTAGGTCATCTGGTCTACTCCTGTCCTTTGCCGTTGCCATTGCCGGAGCCGTCGCCGTCGCCGTAGCCGTTGCCGTAGCCGTCGCCTTCGCCGTAGCCGTTGCCGTAGCCGCTGCCGGAGCCATAGCCGTCGCCTCTGCCGTAGCCGCTGCCGGAGCCATAGCCGTGGCCGATGCCACAGCCGTTGCCGGAGCCACAGCCGTAGCCTAAGCCGTTGCCGAAGCCGTCGCCGAGGTCCGTGTCCCTGCCGGAAATCCGGCAGGGGCGCTCATGGTCTGCAAAGTAGGCCATCACGAGGGCTGCGATACAGGCGCTGCCTCAATCGCGGCAATCGCAGTGTCAGAACACGGGATGATCTCCAGCGCGTCGAGGATCGTGATCGAAGGCACCGTCTCGCAGTACCGGTGCCGACCGCCCGTGCCGCCGTGCATGGCAACCTCTGACAGCGAGATGCCGTGCGGGGCGGCGTCAAACCGCCAGAGCCGCCGCGCCTGCGAAAGTTCCACCTGCCGACCGTGCTGCGCGTCCAGCGTACCGTAATGCACGCCCGACGCATATGTGCGGATGATGCACTTCTTGCCGACGTGCGGGCTGGAAGGCTGCTGCGATGCGCCGCCAAACATTTCGGTAAGGGCCTTGATCTGGCCCAGCGTAAGGTCGTTGATGTTCATGGTCGTTCTCCTTCTTGGTTAGTCATTGTTTGTTGGTACGGGCTTCGTGGCAGCTTTCACCGCCCACATCGCACCGTCTTCGATGGCGGTCTGCGCGAGTGCCTTGAGGCGTGTCACCTCGCTGCTGTGCCGTGCGCTTTCTAGGGTATCGACATCAGGCACAGAGACACTTTCGATCAGGTCGATCAGATCAGCAGCCTTACGCTTGATCTGTCCCACCATGTCGTTGTTGCCGGGGTTAAACGTGATCCCCACACGGTATTCACCTTTGGTCATTGGTCTTTCCTTTCAGTTCTGCGAGGGTGGTGCGGGCCTTTATTACCATGGAATTTACCCAGCCCATGACGCTCTCTCCCCAACTCGGTCCCGCAGCAAGCTCTGCGATAAGATCAACTGTCTTCGCCAGTTGGGCCTCCAGTTCTTCGATGCGGTCGGCTGCTTCTTGGGCAACACGACACTCCTCTTCTGCCAAGCAGGGGGTGTTATCAATGTTGCAGCTACACGTTGCACGCAGCCGCTTCACCAGATCGTCACTCATCGCCCTCAATCCTCTCCAGCGCCCGCTGCGCGGTCTCGTCGCCAGCCTCTGCCAGCGCCTCCAGCGCCTGCATGGCGATCTTCAATTTTCCGCGCAGATGCGCGACCTCAGTCTCGCGCATCTCGGCGATTGACCATTTTGCCTTTGGCATGTTCGTCCTCCATGTCTCCAATGATAGAGATCGCAAACCACGCAATCTCGCGCGCCTCTGCGTCGTCGCACCGCGCCACCCGGCGCAGCGCTTTCATCGCCACATCAAGTTGGCGGCGCTCCAAAGTATCAGCCACTGGCGTCCTCCTCTTCCTCGACAACGTCCAGCAGGACAGACCACAGCAGGTCAACTACAGTGCCACCCTCCGGTACGTTTTGGGCAACCCACTTGCGCACTTTGAGGGGCTGCTTGGGAAGGGTGGCGTGCAAGCTGCCCAACGAAAACCTCCGGTGTTGCAGCGCGCGGTTCGCGGGGCATCCATTCGGGACTGCGGGCAGAACGCCACGGTCACGCAGGCGAGACAGCACATCGTAAAGCCCCTGCGGGTCGATGCCGAGCCGCGCTGCGGCCAGCCCCACGTCGCCCTTGCAGTCATTAAGCATGGCGATCCGCTCACGCTGAAGGTCTGTCTTGGCGTAGTCCAGCGGGATGCCATGTTCCGGATAGTTTATTCGGTGGCCCGAGCTGCGACGGTCAGTCATTGATAGCTCCTTTCGGTCGGTCGTCGGTTCCGATCTTGCGTTGCTCGTAGGCCATCAGGAACGCGATGCAGCAGGCCGCGTGCCACGTGTGCAGCAGGCCGGTCTCGGGGTCGAAGTCCTCGCCGCCCCACCACGCCCACATGTGCCGCATCAAGGCGGAGTACGGGCGGTGCCACTCCATGCCGAGTTCCCAGTTGCGCGGAGTGTACTTGCGGGCCCCAAAGTCCAGCACCGCTGCGGTGCCCGCCAACAGTTCCGGCGGCAGGAGGTGCATCGGCAGCTTGTCAGTGTCGAACTTGACGCCACTGGTAGCGGGAGGGGTTACCTCCTCCCGCCAGTTGTCCGAGGAGATGCGGTCCATCATGGATGCAACGAGGGCTTCACTCACGCCCACGGCCTCAGCCACTTCAAACGCACGGGCGTCCCGATGCTGTAGGAGGTACGCCCACACACGCTGTTCTTCGTCGGTTGGTAACTTACTCATCTTCAAACTCCGCTACGTCGATGGTCTGAGGGTGGCAGCTATACCACTCTTTCGAAGCCTTTTGGTTCGACGCCTTGCTGTAGAGAGTCCACTTTGCACAGCGATCGGTGTCGAACACATGGCGCATAGCATGCGCCACGGCCCAGTATTCGTCCATGTGACGCGCACGATCTGCGCCGGGCTTGCCTTCTGCCCGCATGAAATCAGCAAACATAGTCGCAAACCGCCAGACCCCACCGGCAGCCATGGTCGCTTCGACATGCTTGGCGGCACGCTCTTTCAAGCTAGGTACCGGGGCTGGGGCTGGGGCTGGGGCTGGGGCTGGGGCTTCGCCACCCAGTTTGGCTATGATTTCCCGTGCCAGCTGCGATGGCGTTTCGGGCTCCAGAGGAAGTTCAAGCTGCACTGGTCTCTGCGGGGCGGCCGGGGGTGTCTCACCCACAGGCGGCTTGATGAAGCGCACCATGTAGGGTGTACGGTTTCGAATATCCGGGTCGGGGCTCGGGTTCTCCACCAGCACGGCGTCCACCACGTCTCCGGGACGACAACGGCTGGCATGCATAACCGAAGAAGGGATGTAACAGTTGCGGCCGGTGCCGTGCAGGATACCAAAGGCTGCGCCTGTGTGTATCTCGTTGGTGATTGTTATTGCTTCGTATGCGGTATCGGTCATGATTTGATCCTTTAAAAAGGTGGCGTATCGCCGGGCTTGTTTGGTTTCCACACGATGTCGTGTTGGAACATGATGAGTAGGAACTCCCGTAGGTTAGTCCCCCATGGTTCCGTTATTTTCAGATGCGATCCTTTCTGCTGCGCGCAGGATTTCTTCGGTCATGCGCATGTTTTTCTCATTGGCGACCCATGACAGGCCACCTGCGGTTACAATGGAGTCGATGTTTTTCTGTTGCAGTGCGGTTGGCTTATTGTTCCCGGCTTTGCATTCGATGCCAAAGAACAGACCGTTGTAGCACCCAACGATGTCAGGCACCCCGCTGCCGCCATAGCCACCCGTCACCGGGTAAAAATAGTACGCGCCCATGTCCTTGAGTTGCTGTACGACAACCTTCTTAACCTTTGCTTCGGGCGTCATTCCCATTCGCCGTCTCCATGTAACTGGTGATGTTATACGGGGCGTATAACACGCCCCGTACAGACTTAGATGTACACCCAGAACGCACGCTCGCCTACGCGCTGGCCCACGCCCGCCACATCAACAGGCGGAGGTGGGGCCTCCATTATGGCCAGAACCGCCAGCTTGCTTCGCAACACGTCCGGAAGATCATCTATACGATACTTGCCATCCGGTATCAATGCAAGATGTTTAGGTGTAAAACATAGCACATTGACGTGTTCATTGTCAGGCAGATACTCCACACGGTACGACAGCTCACCGTATGACATAGAATGCCCGATTGGTACGACGACAACCTACACCATCGACGTATTCGCGAGGCTGAAGCATGGACAGTACGGCCACTTTACCTGCAAGGTCAGTAGGCACATCAGCTTCGGTGAAGATACGTACGTCGTCGTTGCACGCGCCGTATCTATCCAAGTCCACTACTTCTATCTGTCGACCGAGCGGTGTGTCTTTGACGCCCACGAACGTAAACTCCACGCCTTCGCTAGACATTTCATACTCGGCACGTGCAGTAAGCATAGCGACAAGGTCATCACGAAACGATGGATCAATGAACGTGTGGTCTTCGTCTACAAGACGTTGCATTTCAGCCAGCAGTCGTATGCGTACGGCACCTGAACCGTATCTAGACAAGGACGTCGTAAACACCTTCGACTCGACCTTTGCAACTGCGTCCCGGAGTTTGGATACTCTATCCTGCGCAAGCGCGTTTGCCCCAGCAAATAAACGCATCGCAGTTACAGCGGTAGACATTGGACGCAGAAATTTCTGTGCATTCTTCACCGCTTTGTCACGGTGGATAGTCATCGCCATGTGGTGCTGCGTACTGGAGCTGCTGTACTTGCAATTCTTAATACAGTCGGACTCCACGATGTATTCGTTGATACCCCTACCCCCCCGTTTAAAATCGCCGTAGCCAATACGGCCTATAGTCACGTGGTCTCCGGGCAGGTACGCAAACACGGCACGGCTCGCCGACGAACCGCCGCGACGTCCGAACTGTACGCCGGGTATCTTGGCCTGAACGTCACGCATAAAGGCCCACAGGTTTGGGTGCGTGTCCTCATGCACGGGCTTGAGGTCGTCTACTTCCATCCATTCTGCGGTCATTCCGCATCTCCTTTTACTGTATTGATAAGTCCGAGGGTCTTGTTGGCCCAGCGGTTATAGGCGGTCTGGAAACCGTCATTCAGGTGCAGGTGCGTGGTGTTCGTGTCTCTCCCGTGCTTATCCTCAAGCGCAGAGCGAACCGTCGCACGCATGTGAAGCGCCAACAAAACGCGAAGCGCGTGCTGGTCGTGCTGGATGATCTGCTCTGCTAGTTCTGAGTTGTTGGCATTGAAGGCCCAGCCAACAGAGTACCCAAGACGGAAGTCTCCGATAGGTACGGTGCGGGCTTGGTTCAGCACCTCGAACTCGGACTGCCAGTCAGTGGGCATCATGGGCAGGATAGCTATAGCCCAGTCACGGAACGCGTCGATGTGCGGCTTGAGGGCTGCCTTGCGGGCCTTATCTACGCGCTTCTTGGGCGGCTTCGGTACCGTCAGCGCCTCGCCAACAAGTTCATAGCGTCCGTCCAACACCTTGAAGGTAAGAGACGCCTTGTCGTCAGTGGTCTGGTACCACTCACGCCCCGAGTCGTACTTCAACGCGCGAGCAACGTATTGCTTCGGTATGGTGCGACCCTTCGCCAAGTAGTAGCTAGTGCCATACACGTGGATGCGCTGGTGTCCGGCACGGGTTTGCAGAAAGTTCATGTATCGCGGTAGGTGACGCCGCAGGAACTCATACACGCTGGTATGGTACCCGGGTCCTGTACCGTTACGCAGGGTGACGGTCTCGGTTCCATCCTTATGCCTACGCCACACGATGGGCGAATACTTGGCCATCCAGCTGATAGGAGGCTCACCATCAACCTTGCTATCACGCATCCAGTAATCCGGGTCGCCCGGATGCCAGCCGCTAGTCAGGGCGTAGCAGTTGTTGCTTACCTTGACGATGCGTTCCCACTTGCGACGTCGATCGCCAAGCGGGCGGATGTCTTTGTCCTTGTTCTTCGCGCCACGCAAAGGGACGATTTTGTTATAGAACGCTTCGGCCTCGGCGAAGCTGTTGATCGAAGTGTAGTAACGAGCCATTGCTCATCTCCTTGTGTTATACGCCCCGTATAACGGGGCGTGGTTGGTATCACATGTCACTCGCACGAATGTGCACGACCTTGCCCGTGTCGGGCTTGGCGTTCTTGTTGTCGATCACGCACCACAGCACAGGGTGGGACCACGACCCCCAGCCGCCGAACAGATACCCATCGGTCAGTACGATGGACGCTTGCGGCTTGATGTTATGTTCGGCCATGTAGTCGATGGCGCAGGTGATGTCGGTGCCACCACCGCCCTTGGGCTGCGTGCTGGAGATCATCTTGTCCAACTCGTCCTGCTCGTACACCTCAGCCTGACACACCTCCGTGTCCCAGTAAATGATGTGCACCCGCTCCGGTCGGACAGTCTCGGCTATGGCCTTGGCCTCGGACATGAAGGCGGGCAGCACACCCGGTGCGTAGGTAGAACCTGACGTGTCGATCAGCACGGCCATCTCGCCCACTGTCTCGCTGACACCGGAGGGCATGTAGATGTTCATCCCGATGTACCGACGGTTGGGCTTGCGCCACGTTGAGTAGTCAGCCCCAGCGCATGTGTTCTGTACAAACTCACGCAGCGCGTCACGCCAGTTGACCTGCGGGGTCAACAGTTCCTCGAAGCTGCGGTCGCCACCGGACCCGGCCTTGCCAGCAAGCAAGACACCCTGACGTATGGCCTCGTCCACGGCACGGGACAATTCGCGCTTCTCCTCGGCGGTCATGTCCTGCGCTTCTTCCCAGCCATGCTGGTCGAAGCTGCCGTCGTAGTCACCGTCGCCACTGCCACTGCCACCGCCCTGCTCGTCACGCTTGCGCTTGAGGTCGTGGAATACTTGCGCGGCATCCCACCCACGGTACTTGAAGTCGCAGCACCCCCCGGCCAGCTTGCCTGTCATGGTGGCGAAGCCGTCGGGGTTCTCGTCCACTGTCTCAATGTTGATGACGTGGTCGCACGCTTGGTTGGCAAGCTGCTGGTCCTCCTTCCACATCCACTCCCACGTTGTCAGGTGGCGATACATCTTGTGCTTCTCCTCGTGGATAGCGAGGAACCGCAACTCTGCGTCGGTCATGCCATCCATGAACTCGGCACCGAACACCACGTTCTTACCGTCGGTGTATGCTGTCGGACACTTGGCGGGGTCAGTCTCCACCCGCTTCTCGCCGATCATCAGGATGCCAGCCAGTGCGGCGTAGCGATCCTTGGCCATGATGTCGATCACGGCTTTTTGCACCCGTTGCTCGGGTGTCAGTTTTCCCATAAACATGTTGTTCTCCTGTCTGTTATACGCGTCGTATAATGTTCATGATGCGCCGCCACAGCGACGGTTTCGGCGTGACCTCCACCTCGTGATAGTCCTCCATCACGGCATCGACGAACCGGTCAGCCTCGTCCTGCTTACGCATCAGGTACAGCTGCGCACTGACTGAACCGGGCGAGCGGTCGAGACGCTTGCTGATGTCCCAGTTAGACACACCCTGCGCAGCCAGTGTGCGCAACAGGTCGAGGTCCTCGTCGGTCCACCGCGTGTTTCGCTTGCCCTCTTTGCGCTTGTACTTCGTCATTTCTTCTCTCCATATAGCCATTCATTTGCTTCGCGTATCGTGGCCAAAGCTTGGCCACGAGTTTCGTTGTGAGACTTCCCGTCTACGTAGACGCGGAGCATCTCCTTGAGGTCCAGTATCAGCTGGGTCGTTTTCAGATCATCGTTCGACATGTGTCCTCACTTGATGTCAGCTGCGTAGAGATAGCTGTTCTGCATCGCCCAGTTGGTGAACTTGGTGTTGGTCATCACCATGGACTGCTTGGAATACTTCGGGGTGCGGACGCCGTTGGCGAACATACCCTGCGCCTCCTTGGGCAGCCGCACCATGTAGTCCATCCACGCGTCGAGCCAGTCACGTTCGAGGGCCGCCATGGTACGATACACCACCATACACACAGCTGCGGCGCTGGTCGGCACGGTAGCGTTCTTCGGGTCGTCCTTGATAGACTGCAAGCTGGGCAGCTGGTCAGCCAGCTTGACGAAGGCCATCAGGTCCATCGCCGCACGATCACCGATGGCACCGATCAGGCCGGCCACCACCGTCTGGTCGTCAAGAAACTCACGCGTCTTGAGGATGTCAGACGCGCATTCGAGCGAACGAGGAGTGACGAAGGCAGCACGCTGCGCACGTGGGTGGAAGACGTAGGGGTTCTCGTCAGGGTCTTTGATCTCGGTGAAGTCAGCGAACAGCTGCGGGTTATCACGGCACCAGCCCAACAGGCTGTGGTCGATCCCGTTGTTGATGCCCCATTCGATCCAGTCCACGTTGCTGGGTTTCCGCACCGTGACAGGGATGATGCGGTTGCGCTGGTGTGCAACAAGCAGGTCACCAACACCCTCGGCCCCGAGGTTCGTGGTACAGAACACGATGCTGTCAGGGTGCAACGCGTTGTTACCCAGCCGACGTTCCAACATGAAGGCGGTCAGGCCCTGCTTCACAGCGGGGTTAGCCTTGCCGTACTCGTCAAGCATGACGATCACGGGGGTGTTGTGGTGGATACCCAACTCCTCGTTCGGAGCATACGACACATACGGTGTCTCTGCATCCACCTCGGCGATGCGTGGCAACATGAGGTCACCCAAGTCCTTGGTCGTACAGTCGAAGTACACGGGGGTGTGCGTCGGCAGCATCTCGGCCAGCATCTTGAGCAGCGAGGACTTGCCGGTACCCATGTGACCCTGCGCCAGCACGGTGCGCTTGTGGCCAATGGCCTTGATGAGATTTGCGGTCTGGTCGAGGCCGAGGTAATACATAGAATTAGTCATGGTAGTTCTCCGTTTGGTTTGATTTGGTTTGTTATACGGGGCGTATAACGCCCCGCTGGTTGACGTATTGTATTAGAAGTCGAGCGACGGCAGGGCCTTGAGGGCCTCGTCCACCGCACGCTTGGTGTCACGGCGCAGGCCCTCGTCCTCACGCAACGCGTTCGGTGAGATACCCTGCATCGCCATCTTGAGGCGGCGGCTTTGCAGCTGCATGTTCGGATCGTTGGTGATGTTCATGGTCTCCATCATGTCGATCAGGTCCAGCACGTTGGACACCAACGTGTCATGGAACACCTTCTTCTGTTCGTGGTCAGCGTAGTCCAGCCGCTCGGACATGTGGGTCAGCGTCTTGTATGTACGGGACCACAGGTTGCCCATCGCCCGGGTCAGCTGCGCTTCGTAAAACGAGGCGTACTGATCCCGCAACTCCTCGGCCTGCTGGTTACCAATATCCACGCGGAAGTCCCCTGCCTCCGGCAGTGGGATGTAGTTGAGGCGAAAGCCGAACTTGGCCTGCATCCTGTCAAGCGACGGGTACTCGGCCGGGTTATACATGTCGCCCAGCTTGATCTGCGTCTCGTTGATGAGCCACTCGTACCGGGCGAGGAACTTCTGCACCAGCCGATCGAACTCGGTCTGGAGGCCAGTCATGGCCTTGTGATAGTCGAAATAATTCGACGTCGGCAGCATACGCAGCCCGCTGTCGGACCACGGCAGCGTCATGGCATAGTGCGTCGAGGTGCGCGCGTTTGCCGCGAACTTCTGGATGGCGGTCAGCTCGTCACAGGCAAGCAGCTTCTTGTGGACGTTGGCCATACCCTTGTCGGCATTCGCCCGGTCCGTACATTCACGGGACGCGCGCTTGTCCAGCTTGCGCGCAGTCCAGACCGAGATACTCAGTTCGACCAGCATGGTCGAGGACTGAAGAGTGGCACCCTGCGGTGCCGGTGCGTTATCGAAAGTAAAAGTCATGATAGCTCTCCTGAGATGTTATATGCCCCGTATAACGGGGCGTTGGTTGCAGCGCCGTTAGTCGGCGCTGTACTTGTTGAGGCCTTTGAGATCGGCCTTGTTGGTCACGAGTGTGGCACCCTGTTTGTGCGCCACGGGTGCAACGCACCACCCAGCGCGGACAGTTGCCGCGGCCGCTTCGCCACAGGCGAGGCAGGTCTGGTACCCCAACGCGCGGCGCGCGTGAGGGTACTCGTCACCACACGTTATACAGTGTGGTGTCATTCGTCATCTCCCGGCCAGCCGACAGTGACCACGTCCTTCTTCCCGAAGTAAAAGGTACGCTTGTAGTCAACGAGTTCGGCCGTGGCGCTGCTGCGCTTGATGCAGCAGTTGCCGTTGAAGAAAAATTTCGCACCCTGTGGGAGTGCTGCGAAGGTCATAAGTTCTCCAGCCATGGTGTTACTCCTGCTCCCGCACGAATGGCTTGCTGACCCAGCCATCTTCCTGCATCCAGTGCTCGACCACATTCTCGCCGATTTCGGCAATGCTGACGTCTACGTAGCGTTCGTCAGCGGCAACTGCGGCAGCCTTGGCTGCCTCAAGCGTGTCGAACACGCCTTCGCAGTCGTCCATCCCGCCGCGGGGGTAGTAGTGCGTGCACACGAACAAAAAGTAACGCGTCATACGTTCTCCAGCCATTGCTGGTCTCCTTTCTCATGTTATACGCCCCGTATAACGGGGCGCTGGTTTCGATCAGATGCGGTTGTAAACGACCGACACCGTGAAGGTGTCAAAGTGCTCACGCACCACGCGCAGTACAGCCTTGCGGGTGCTGCACACATCGACGTGTTCGATGACCTCCTCCAGCTTGCGCTGAACGTGGTCAGGCTCCTGCGTTATCGGCGTGAACAACCGCGTGCCGCACTCGTGGATAAGGAGGAACAGCGTGTCCCCCTTCTCCATGTCGGCACAGGCAGCGGCGTCCCACGCAAAGTCGCTGACGTAGGTATACTTGGCATCCATGAACGGCAGGGCCTTGTGCCCGATTGCATTCATGGCGTTGCGGAACGCGTCGTTCCGCACGTCGGTCGTCGGGTGGACAGGGTGCTTGTCCTCCCACGCAAAGGCTTCCTTGATAGACTGCAAGCTGGGCAGCTGGTCAGCCAGCGTGACGAAGGCTTCTGCCTTGCGGTTCCATTCTTGGTCGATCTGGTTCTGTGTTGTTGTACTAAGCATGTTCAGTCTCCTTGTTATATGCCCCGTATAACGGAGCGTGTTGCGATGGTTTCGGTTACACTTCCACGTACCATTGCCCCGTGTTGGGGTGCCGGTACAGCCCCCGGCTGTGGTGCGTCCCGTGGACATCTTCCAGAGACGCGGGGCGAATTGCCCCTGCCTGAAGGAGGCTTTTGAACTCCTCCACCGTGGTTGATCTGTATCGCTGGTGCATCTGTGTCTGTATCTCCTTTTTTCGGTGGCGCGATGGCCCTCGGGCCATGCGGTGGCGCGACTGCACCATGAGACACGCGGATGCCCGCGTGTCCTAGCTGTTGTCGCCCACGTCAGCGGATGCTGACGTATGTGTTTTGTCGAACCAACCGGCGGCAGCTTCCGCACCATTCTCGGGTGCAGGCTGGGCTAGGTATGAAGTGGCATAGCCCGACGGATATACCGTCGGACCAACGTACCGTCGCGTGTGATAGCTGCGTGGGGCTTCGAGTTTTGTAGGGTGGAACTCCCGTCTCCCTTGATGCCAATACAGTGGCTTGCTGGTTCTTGATTTCTGCACGCTGTTATACAGGGCGTATAACAGCGGCCCACGCTGCGGTGTTTTCGTAGCCGCGCGTCACAGGCAATGGCCGGTTGGTTCTGCATCATCGGCGTTATACGGGGCGTATAACACCTAGCTAGGCCGGGCTGCATCAGGCGCAGCCAATCACGATGTCAAAGAGCGTGGGTCAACAAGACCCGGGAACAAACAAACTATACGTAGTATAGTACGTTATAACACGGTTTGAGTCAATATGTCTCAGTTGAGAATCTCATGTGAAGTTCTGGTAAGTATTGGTAGCTGTTATACGGGGCGTATAACGACTGGCATGGGTAGGCAGTGAGGGACGTGTGGGCGCAGCTGGAGGCACGGTCTGCATGGGAGATCGGGACCGAAAATGCTAAGTCATTGATATTACGTAATGTTCCAATTGTTCCAATTCCAATTCTTGAATAGGAACAATACAAGCCCGCAGGGGTGGAAGTGTAAGTGTCTGATATATATATATAAATTTATAGTTAGTAGTAGTAGTAGAGGTATAATGTTCCAATGTTCCAATTGTTCCCTAAATTTTCTTTATTAGGGGGGAAACGCTTTTTGGGGGGTCGGCGAAGGTGCGGTGCATTCCGTCAGTCGAAAACCGGCAAACCTTTTACCAATTTCTCGAATTTGTGGAACATTGGAACAATACCCGTTTTTCCCTTTAATATCAACGGGTTATATTGTTCCACTCTTTTTAGGCTACTGGAACAATTGGAACAAATGATCTATGGTTGTAGACTGGAACATTACGTAAAATCAATGTTATACGGGCCGTATAACGCATCCACGTTGTGGATTATTTGTGGAACAATCTCTGGGTAGAATTGTTACAACTCGTGAGGGAGGGGGTTGACAAAATTTCAATTCGGGTTACGCTACACGTAGCTTTCGCTACAACACGTAGTGTTGGACGCAACGCTCTGAGCGTAATCTTTGCACCCCCCACAAGTTGTAGATTTTTCACCCGGCTTCGCGCCTAGCTTGTAGAGCGCCCTGTGCTGCTGTGGGAACTGGTGATGCCGCGGCCGAACGTGTTATACGTGGCGTATAACATCTGCCACGCGCTGCGCGCTGTCCGACCTCGTGCCCTGTGCTGCTGTGGAAACTGGTGACGCCGCG